TTATGCAGTTAATTTTTTACTTTCAAGTTCTTCGCCGTCAGTTTTAACCGTTTGCGAACCCCACATTTTCCGGATTTCGTTAAGGTCATACCTGACTTTATTAAATTTTACATACGTTCCATGATGCCAGTACCATGCTATTTTACTACCGGAGAACTTAAATCCGATTTCTTTCAGGTATTCTTTGTACTGTTTTGTTTCTCCGGTTAACCAAATCCAACTGCCTATAATCTCAATGTTTACACCTTTCAAGTTGAATACACGGGCAATCATTTCAGCAAATGGATAAATAGTATTCTCTTCCTGTTTAGCCCTTTCCCCGGTATAGGAATTATTGATTAACTGCTTGGAGATTTTCTCATACAGGGTATTTATTTCCTGCATGGTGCGCAGGTCTCCACCTCTGTCTGGGTGATGAATGAGTGCAAGACGGTAATATTCCTTTCTTAACTCATTCAGGTCGGTAATGTTTACAAAGTATTTCATAACATAGTCATTACCGTAAAACCATTCTTTTGGAAATATGCCCTGAACCTCTCCATGGTAGGGATTAGATAGAACTGAATTTGTTCTTCGATCTCTTTAACAGAAGTTTTGGCGTTGATTATTTCGCCTTCTTCATCAGTTCCCGCAATAATAGCATTACCGGACAGTGGATAAACAAATCTGTCAAGCGTGAATCCGCCAACCTGATCTTTGAGGTATCCTTCCTCGTCCACAAATATTGCATCCCTGTTTAATAAGGATACCGGACATTCAATCACTCTGCAATTTATCTGTTTATAAAATGCCTCGAGGGTGTTCTCGATTTCGATTTCTTTTACCTGACGGTTTACTACGTCGATAAAAATTACTTTTACTTTCATGATTTGTGATTTTGGTAAAACAATTTGATAACTGAAATAATCTCCTTCTTTGTAGGATTATTGCCGTATTGAAGGCGAACCTGTTCGGAAATAGCTTTTATATCATTTACACAGACAGGATCGTAACCGGCAATGAGTTCTGATATTATCTTTCTGAACCTGTACATACTGAGGTATAAAACCGTTCGACTTCTTCATCTATCATCTCAAGCAAGTCCTCGTAATGCAGTTCATATAAAGCATTTCCAAGTCCGTTTTTAAGATTGATAAAGATTCCTGATTCGTCACCAACCCGGTACTTTCTGTATGCAGCACATTCCTTTTCAATTCTGCGCATTATCCATGTCCTGAGTTCCATAATTCACGAATTTTGAAATGAATACTTCCCAAAGTTCCTCAGGATCAATTTCCTGAGTAGTGTCAGGGTAATGAAGTAAGAGATACTTAACAAACTTCAAACGATAACCTGTTTTAGAATTTGCAAAACCATTCCCGAGTTCCTGTTGGATATCGGAAAGATGGCTCAGAATTACTGTGCTTAGTTTAACTTTCATGATTAATGATTTTGGTTCTTAATTATATTAAACTTACTCAATATAAATTAATTAAACAAGCGTTTTGCTGATCATTTATATACTAATACGTATAATTATTCACTATAGCTTGTTTTGATCTGTGTAAGAATAAAATGTATTATCGGCAATAATGATATGGTCAAGCACCTGAACATCCAATAAGCTGAGTCCGGTTTTGAACTTCGAGGTTATCAGATTGTCAGCTTCCGAAGGATTTTCATTTCCACTGGGGTGGTTATGTACCAATATAACTGAGGAGGCAAGAAGTTCAATTGCACGTTTGGCAATCAGCTTTACATCAACGACAGTTCCGGAAACACCTCCCTGGCTGATTCTTTTGAATTCTAATACCTTGTTGTTTCGGTTCAGGTACATCGCCCAGAATTCCTCGTGCTGAAGATCCGCCAGTACCGGTTGCATCATTTCAAAGGCATCTTTGCTCGCTGTGATTCTTTTCTTGTTTAAAGCTTCCCTGTGTTGCCTTCTTCTTCCTATTTCAATGATTGCCATTAGACGGCATGCTTGCGCCCGGGAAAGTCCGGAATCTACCAATGACTGGTAGTCCATTTTAGCTACATCCGGTAATCCTTTGTTTAGAATTGCTTCCGCTGCTTTGTCGGAGTTTTTCCCTCCAACAACGAATGAAACCAGTTCCTTGTCGGATACATAGTCCATTCCTTTTTCCATAAATTTTCTGTATTCCATGATTGATGATTTTGGTTTAAGCGGATAGGAGGGAAGTTACTCCCTCCGCAGCCGGGATTCTCGGCTTACTCCCTTGCACCCGTTTTGCTATTCAACGTAAGGCTCAAACTGAGTTAATAAGCTTCCGCTTGACTCAACCGACAACAGGTATCCGAATTCTTTGGGATTTCTAACTGCATCAGTAATCTGAGGTATAATGAAACCTTTCTTGAATATTTCTACCTGTTCTTTTGTAAGGATATTTGATACATCAGGATCATCTGAGGTTTCAATTCCGACCATTTCATCAGCCAGTTGAAGAAGTCTGTTTTTAAGTACATAAGCGTTTCTGTTATTTTGATAGTTAATAAACGCCTTTTTTGCTTCGGAGTAAATCTGTTGAATTGTCATGATTTTATGGTTTTGATTGTTTTATGTATCTAACTTACACATAATAAATGAAATATGCAAGCTCCGAACCAAAACATTTATACTAAAAGGGATAAAAAATGAAATATTTTTCTGGATGAAAAGAGGAAATTAGAGATTACAAACAAAGTGAATTCATGTTTTTGTTATTATATTGTTTAATTTTTTTGGAATAATTATTAATAAAGTTGCTTTGATTATTAAAAAAGTTGCTTTAATTTTATTAATGAAATGTAATCTACCAAGAACGATTTAACAAATATTTAGACTGCACTTCATAAAATAAGTATTCTATGGGATATTTCAAGTAGATATTAAGTTTAACCATAAAACAAATAACAATGACAAAACTGCAAAAACAGATTAGACATCGCGATGCTGGAACAGGGAAATATGTTACAGAAGAATACGCGAAAAGGCATCCCAAAACAACAGTTAAAGAAACTGACAAGATAAAAAGGAGAACGAAATAAGATCAATACAAGAAATATGAATAAAGGTTCAAAAAAAGGAGCTATACATTGGTAGTTTCAGAATTTTTAATATTTCAAATTACTTAAAAAGATAATGAATTTCTTATTTTGGAATTTAAACAAGAAAAAAATCGGGAAATATATAAGCGATTTATGTGAGGATTATAATATTGATATCCTAATAGTTGCAGAATCTTCTTATATTGGAAGTGAATTGTTAATAGAGCTTAATAAGGATAAGGTAGAGTTCTTTCCTCAAAATCCAATAAGTCAATGCAAGAAGATACAAATATATACAAGATTTCATTATGATTTTATTGCCCCAATTTTTGAAGAAAACAGATTAACAATTAGAGAATTAACTCTACCTTACGTGGATAAAATATTAATTACAGCAATTCATTATTTTGATAAATATAATCATTCTGATGAAAGTCAATCTGAAGAAGCTAGTATTATAATTAAAAAAATAGAAGAAGTTGAAAATAATTATAATAATACAAAAAATTTAATTGTTGGAGATTTTAATATGAATCCTTTTGAAAAACCGTTAATTAAAGCTAATGGATTTAATGCTACAATGTCCAGTAAAATAGCTTCACAGGAAATTAAAACAGTACAAGGAAATCAATTTAAGTACTTTTACAATCCTATGTGGAGCCTATTTGGAGACTTGTATTCATGCCCGGAAGGAACTTATTATTATAAACATGCTGAATATATAAATTATCAATGGAATATTTTTGATCAAGTATTACTTAGACCAGAATTAATAAATTACTTTAACAAAAAAAGTTTAAAAATCATATCAAAAATTGGAAAAAAGAATATACTTCTTGATCAAAATCATATTCCTAATAAAAATGATTTTTCTGATCATTTACCTATAACTTTTTCACTTAATTTGATTAATAATAAAAATTAAATAATATGTCAGCAACCAAAAATTTATGGCCGGAATTCAAACCGGAAAAATTAGTGAGTCCTAAAACACTAATGATTGAACAAGCCAATTTTTTAAGTGAATCAACTAAAAAGGTACTTATTGGAGAGGTCTCTTCTAACAATATACCTGGGAAAAAAGATCAAATTGTACATACGTTTAAAATAGTTGCTCCAACATTAAATAATTATAAATTTGCTCTCTTCACTGTACAGCATGGTTTAATGTTTTATCCTTTATCAATCATCTTTCAAGGAAAGAGAGAAATTTTAAATGAGGAGAATGCATTAATTAATAAGATGCGAGAAATATTTAATGACGAACACGCACAAAGAATAGTACAATCGTTATACTCACAAAGTATATCATAAAAAACGAACAGACAATATTTTTATCTGCCCGTTTCCTGATATATTGATTGTTAATTTTGGTTATGCCCCGTGATGTTCTGCCGGTAACAGTTCTTTATAACGCTATGAACAAATTCCCGGCCTTTCTCTGTCCAGTAAGTATGAATTGCAGTATGCTGATTTCCTTCATAATCTGTGTACGTGGTTGTTTTTGTACTGATATATCCCTTGTCCTGATACCTGTGGTATAACACCCATGTATTCCCGCTCCGGTAAATGACATTCAGTTTATGTAAAATCCGGTTCAGGCTGACTGCACTCATTCCGAGTTCTTTTGCAATGACATTCGTCGCAATAAGGCTTTCGCTTTGCAGGACATCATCGTAATATTCAACTTTCGGTGCAACAAGCATCAATTGTTGTTTAGAGAGTTGCAATTGCATTTCCAAGGCTTTAGTCCGGTTTGCAAGGATTTCATTTGCCCTGCAAAGAATAAAATCCTCATTTCTCAATAGTGCTTCCCGCCGGTTAAATTCTTTGATGAACATTTCTTTAAATCTGGCTGCCTTTTCTCCGGTGTATCCCATGACTAAGAAGGAGAAACCGTCTTTGGTCATTTCGAATGCAGTTTGTTCCCGGTTTCTGGAATCATAATAAGAAATAACGCCAAAATTGGCGGTATTAAATTCCTGCGAACAATCAAGGTTTTTTATATCACGACAAACCTTATCATGATCTTTCTCGAAAACTTCGGCAACCATAATTGATGTGGTTACGTCGTTTCCTTTGCTGTTGGTGAATACTAACTCTTTCATGCCACTGCCCTTTCATGCTTTAAGGTTTGCGCCTTTTTCAAGGCTTCTGACAACACCTGATAGGTACAATAAACTGCCTTGACAAATTCGTCATTCTTGCAGCATTTTGAGAGAAAGTAAACATCCATTAACTCCCTGAGGTTATTCAGGGTGACTGCCGGATCATCCCATGCTAAAATTTCGTTGATGATTTCTTCAGCCGTGACTGGCTTAGTTTGCGTTACATTGAAATTCTTTTCGCTTTTGCTCATTTTTTGAAAAGTATTGATTTAACAAATGGGGGAGGTCACCGAGCAAAAGCGAACCATTAATTTGATAGGTTGAAGGGACTTGCACCCTTTTGCCTCCCCTTAATTGTTTTAACCTAAGTTTGATTGAGTATTTCATGGTTTATTTTGCTCATTTCAAACTTAGGAAAAAATATTGATATAACAAATAGATAATCAGCATATTAACAAAACATTTTACTGATTTTTTCAATGAACTTACACAAATTTAAGAAATAATTTGGAAATAAAAGGGGTCTGCTCAATTTTGCGCAAACCCCCGAGCGGACAACCAAGCACAAACCTACAAATTATAGGCATTAACGAGTTTCATGTAATTTATCAGTTCATTGATGGAGGCTGTCTGAAAACCACGTGTGCAGTCCCCAGAACCGTGTTTTAAGTGGATATATTCTTCAATGATTGTATTTAGGGTTTCATGCTTTCCTTTATCTAAGCTGTTTACCCCAAGAAGGATGGTTTCCTTCTCGATGCTACCCAGGATTTCAGGTTCGCCAAACCGGACAACTTTAATTGGGTAGGGGATTTCAAAACGGCATTCTTTCAAAAAGGATTAGATTTCTTTTAATGTCTGGGCTTGCAGGGGAGTTAATTGTACTTCCTGATAAATATGTCCTCTTTCACTGATAACAAAATTCCCGGACTGTACATGATTTCCTTTTAACGCCACCAGTGCATGATATAACCGGGTGGGCAGAAATAAAGTCTTTGGTCTTTCTTCATCTGAAACATATCCGGCAAGGGTTTTCGGACAAATTCTCTTTCCTGAGATAGCCTCAGACCAGCTTTCGTCATTCAAATCTGTGTAGGATAATGATAAACAGGAATTATCCATCCGACTTTCCAAAAAGGAATCATCTGTCAGGTTTCCTACAAGATGCCTGAGTATTTTCGGGTCATTACAACTATATAACAGTTTCCAGATTTCCTCGTTCAGCTCCCACTGGTATTTGATTAGCCTGTCCTCGTTTATGTCAACATGAAACAAATCATAATCAAATACACTGTTCAGGTCGGTTTCATAGCACCGAATGCCTTTCCGGTAAATACAGGCTTTGCTTCCATGCTTTTTGTAAATCCTGCCCCTTTCGTTTTCATACAACACCGTTTTATTCATGGCGAAATAATCATCCAGGGTGAACATAAACTGTTCAAGTTCATCATTCATCTGAATGATAATTGTGGTTTTTTCTGTATCAATAAGATCAGCAAGCTGGGTTTCGGTGACAACTTCGAACATGACTAATCCCTCGTCCACTGCGTTGGAGTATAATTCCCGAATGGACTGCCAGAGTGTCCAGTCTTTACCCATGGAAGTGGTGATGGAAGTTTCCCTGCCTTCAATTTTCAGGACATTGAATTCTTTTCCCCGGAGCGTATTAACAACGGTTTCGATTTTCAGCTTTCTTGGTCCTGACATAATATGAAGATCATAACCGTTTCGGACTAAGTAAGCTAATGCATACTTGTTTCCAGAACCGAACATTCCGATTTTTGCAGGATCATCTGCTTTTGTGCTTGCGCCTATCAGCGTTAATGCTGCGGGCTCAAGAATGCCTTCATTAGCAATTATTAAATACTTTTTCATGATTAATGATTTTGGTTTGATATAGACCCTCCGGAGAGGGTTTCTGCTATTCAAGCGTCGTCGGTATACCTATGATAATACCTCAATCACATCCTTTGCAACATGGCATTCATTGATACATACCTCTGCGAATCGGCAAGCAACTTCTTCTGCTTCTTCCATTGTTCCAAACTGAGGACTTCTCAAACTGTCATAATCTACTTCAATATTAAGTTTGCGTCCTTCAAATTGCGCAAAACCTTCCTTCATCTTTTCATCAAAGAAAGTGCAGGGTTGTAAATAAAATCTTTTCATTCTTTCAGCCAATACTGTCAATTTGCGAACATTCTCCTTTTCATCCATTCTGTATATTTCGGGATTGTAGTTATACTCTACTGCTACTTCATATCCTGAATTCCATGTTTTGAATTGAATTTCAACATTATTGATTAATCCGGTTTTTTCAAGAGCTTCCCATACATTGGTGAAATAGGGAAGAATTTTTTCAATTGCATCCAGGCAAATCTGCTGTGCTTTTACTGTTGTTTTTACTGTTTTCATAATTTTGTGATTTTGGTTGTTATTGATATAAACTTACTCATAATAAATGAATTGTGCAAGCTTGTTGATCAAAAAAATATACTAAATGGGATAAATTTTTAAAAGATTGAGAAAAAGCGGATAATGAAAATTGATAAGTGTTTTTGAATATTAGGAAATATGGTTTAATTTTATTTAGTGATTCTATTGGATCTTGGCAATTATTTTAAAATACCGAATAAAAAAGTAACAAAATTTAGTTTATATACAATTATTGACCATAAACAATACAGAGTAAATAGAAATAGATAATTTAATAAAAACATTTCTTGTAAATAATTGACAGGACAAGTAAGCCAAAAATCCTTGAGAGTAGGTAATAATTAAATTAATTAAAATGAGAAAAATAATTTTAATTTTTATCACACTGATAGTCTTCAGTAGTAGTCTTTTTTCGCAAGAATTAGTACTAAAACAGGCTGATTTAAATGCAGAGAAACGTCCTGCGGGAGAATTTACCAGTTATGAAAGTAAGGACGGTTCTGTTTATAAGATTGGAGACAAAATTACAATTGGTGTTCCTTCTTCAAATAAAACATTTGCATTTATAACAGAAGGCGATGGTTTAATAATTCCAATTACTCAATTATTAGCAAGTGCAAGTGGTCAACAGGTTGAAATAAAAAGGATTGATGTTGTAGGTAGTAAAAGAACTGGTTTTTTAGCTTCATTAAGATGTAAAGGACTAACTGGATTATCTAACTATAGCATACAACTTGAAAATGCTATTTCCGTTGGCGAAGTAAAGTCTTTTGGAATGACAAGTGATGAAGCTCTTACTGAACTTAAAAAAGCAAAGGATAAGTTAGATTTAGAGATAATAACACAAGAAGAGTATGATAAAATTAAGGCTGATTTGATGAAGTATATAAAATAACAGCCCATAATAAATAGGACTCTGAGCGGTCTGCAAGACTCAGCGAAGAGTATATACTGAACAACATCCCGATCAATTTCAGGATAATTTTTATTCTAAGCTGTATAGTCAATAATGGTTTTAGTGGTTTGCAAAAGTATAAAGCTCGTAAAAAAAGTCAGTGTAAATTGATAGGAAACGGCTTCGAAATCTCTTACTCGTCATACCACCGAATGTTAAACTACATCCAGTATTCTACAGGCATACCAGATTTTCACCCCCAAAAAATGTAACATTATCAAAAAAAACGAGTATAATAGAATAATTCTATATACTCGTTTCTTAAATTTCATGAAATAAAGAAAGGGGAGGAGTGTATAAACAAATACTGACTTATATTTGGATAATTACGCACTAAATGTTGAAGAAAGCATTTTCAGCATCCTCCCCCTATTTTTTTAAATCTCTTTCCTGTATATTAACAACTATTTTTATAAAATCTGGTAATTCATTTAAATAATTGATATTCAATAATTTTAGAATTACACTTAATTCAAAGCTAATAAAAACATTGCTTTTGACTAAATTATTGCTCATCTTTTTAATGAATTTTCATCAAAATATGTTTCCAGAATTTTTAATTATATAATTATCAGCTACTTGTGTGGAAAATAAAAAATGCCCCGGTAATCAGCCGGGGCACAACCAAAATCACAATCATGCCCCGAGAGGGGAAATGAAGGTGAGATGCTATAAAGTTAAGGCTTTTTTAAAATAAAATCAAATGCTTTGAGGCTAAAACTTTATTCCGTACCGCAAAGAAAAATATCCAGTATTATTAACTCGACCATATTCAATTCCATATAAGGATTTGTTTTTAGAAATACAGTCCACAAAAATACCTGCACCCAAACCATTATACTGACTTAGCGAGATCCCACCATAAAATTCATTTTTCAAAGGCTCATTTACAATTACAGGTATTTTTTCGGTTATGGTGAGAGTTTCTTTTATTTCCCTGGGGACTTTTAACTGATATCCAATATTCCGACTTTCTATTGTACCTCGAACAGTATCATTTACATAAATAGAAATATCCTCCGTAACAAGGCTGTCTGAATAATAGTTAAGGGTAGGGGATATGGATACCGGAACAGGGATTTCTTTTGGATACCATTTTACAACCGGCTCTGGCCTGATTGTATCCCTGAGAATTACTGTATCTGGTTTTTGATTTGCAATAATATTTATACTATCTATCAAAGCAGAATATCGCTGTTCGGTTTCATGAATTCCGATTTTTCTGCCGGCAAGAAGTAATACAATGCACACGGCAAGCGCAATCAACAGTTTATACAATATACTACGTAAGGTTTCCACTAAATAAAGAATTTAAGGTATTGCATTCAAAACATTTTCTACTTCGGAAGTATAATCAAATGTTTTCACGAATGATTTGTCTGCGTTGTAAATACGTGCTTCTACATTATAATATCCGCCTTCCAGGGTCAAACTTTCTGTATGAGTAACATTAAAGACTATAACACCATCTTCCGGATTAGGTATGCTTCCTGTGACACGCAATATTTCCTTATTGTTTAATATGAATGACAAAAACCCTGAATGGCCTGTGAGATTCCGGGGATTACCGTTTTCATCTACCACTCCTAACAGGATGCTGTGCGTATCACCGATTTTAATAGTTATGTCTTTGCTCATGATGTTAGTTGTTTTTGATTTTGCCGATTAATGTATCCTGTGAAATTTTACCTGTTATTTTCTGCTGTGAAATAACTCCTTTTAATCTTTGCTGTTTTAATAAGCCGGTTACTGTCAGCTGTTCGATTTTCCCTTTCAGGCTTTGATTGTAATAGATTGGTGGTATTAACTCAATCTGCAAATCTGTTTTCTTGGTTATTTCTATTTTAGCTTCATAACTTGGTTTCCCTGCGTAGGATATTATAATTGTAAAGGGATTGTAATTTATAATGGTTCTTTGAGTTGTGAAATCTGGTTCTTTGCGTTCGCAAATATCATCAATTTTAATAACGTCCTGCCCGTAATACCCTTCTGCATCTGTATTTTGGTCGAATATCAATACATTATCTTTGTCATACAATTTTACATTTGCTTCATCAAGTTTATTGCCGTCTGCATCTGATACAGTCACTGAAAATTCCTCTCCGATGTGCAGTATTGAATAAGAATATTGAGTGGTAGTTCCACTCATTGTATTTACGTAGTTATTAAAAACACAACCAATTACTGTATTTTCAATAGATTGATTTGCATACGTATTTTGCCGTAATCCCGTCGTACAAGCTTCTGTGATAACATTTCTTAGGGTAAGTCCTGTCCTGCCGTCATAAATCCATATTCCAATTGCAGCACCATTTATAACAGTATTTTCCCAACTTGACGCAATATTCGGGCTTCTTGTTCCATAATAACAATTACATATTAAAGAATTTTTAAGCTGGGCTGATGTCTTATAGAATGTTTCCGTTCCACCCCCTGATATAAAACTATTTTCAACTAAAGTTGCATAAATACCTACTCCTGATGTATCCGACTTCTTTTTACATAATAAACTACTCGCATAAAAATATCCTAATCGAATTCTATGCACACCTCCAACGGGATCAGTATTTACAATTACTGTACTACCTTCATTACATTTGCCACTGATATACTTATTTCCAAATTGTAGATTTCCTCCATTATAATTTTCTACTAAAAATGAAGCCGCGGTGGATACAGGTACTTGATCTCCCGTAAAAACCATTACTGAATTCAAAATCTTCATGTAACAGGAACTTCCGTCTATTCGAAGTTGCAGATTATGAAAAGCATACACATTACCACTTTTTGTGACTCCTACATCAGCATCAACAACATCATCCAATGTCCAGAAGTTATCCCAGGAATCGCCTTTAGGATCACCAACAGCATAGGTAACTGTTATTCTCGTGTTAGTTGTTTTTACTATCGGCATATATTTATCCTATTTTTCTGCGTAAACTGTTTTTCCATTTTTAGAATAAGCCCTTAAAACCTGATGCCTGTTTTCTTCTGGATTGACATAACTCACATGCACCCATTCAGGTTCGTCATTGTCGCCAAATTCCCAGATCAGCTGATCAAAGTCAAGATTATTTAAGATGTAATTGAATATTTCCTTATTGGTTATTCCTCCCAGAACCTGTGCATCCAAATCCATGGCTGCTCCCCTGCTTGCCATATGCTGGCTGTTAGGTGATCCTCCTATTTTTTTATTTACCTCAGAGGAACGATAAAAAGAGGAAACATAAATCGGTTTCCCGAAATGTTCCCTTACCGGTTCAAAAATTCGTTCAGCCAGTAGTTTCATTCTTGCAATCTGTGAAGGATTGGGAATGTTTGAGATTCCAAGCCTTATTGCAGTCTGACTTTTTACTGCTTCTGCCCAGCTGATATGGTTGCTGATCTGTTCCACCTATCTTATTTCTTCTGTGACAATAAAAGATTTTTAATTTCTTCCGTGCTTCTGCGTATTTCCCGGATATCCATGTGGAGTTGATCAACCGATTCTTTATTAGCCTTTTTTATATCCAGTTGCTCAATCCTCTTTTCATTTGCAGATGTTTTTTCCCTTGTAATTATAATAGTCGCATACACACTGACTACATTGATAATAAGAGTAGCGCAAACCATAGCAATAATGGTTTGCAGGACACGGTTACGTTCATGAGTGGTCATACTCTACAATTTACTTGTTCAACTTAAACCATCCGGCAGTAATACCTTCTAACAAAGTGTCTTTTGCGGTGAGAAATACCCAGCTTAACAGGATCAGTGAAATCATATCCACTACATTGATCTGATCAAGAAATCTTCCGGTTATTCCTGCTATAAGAATAAATATTCCTATTCCGGTGGTACGCCAATTTTTAAATCTTTCTTCCATTCCAGTAGTTTTAATCGTTCATCTTCTAATAGTTCGCTTTTCAGTGCTTTCATTTCATATTCATAGTTGCTGTAAAGAGCAACCGGAGTGATATACAAAGTATCAGAACTCAATTTCGACATAGTGCATCCGTAAACATTCTTAAATCCACATTCCCCTTCCCATCTTTCATGCACCATTATGTACAGGCCATCAAATTCTATGAACTTGTCATCACTGCATGGATCAAAATGATCCTTTTCACAAGAAAGTGTTATGGTTAATAACACGATAATTACTTTTTTCATTATCTCAGTGTTTATTAACCTAACTTACTGAATATTAATTAATTAAACAATCTTTTTACACATCATAATTTCGATATTACCTGATATTCCGTACCATCATACACAAATACCCAGCTTTCATAATTGCTGACAGTAAATGATGTTACCACATCAGATGTTCGCCGGATATTTATAGATGATGAAATAGTTACCCCTCCGGTGGAACATCTTTTCACAATATATTGTTGGCCGTCGATAGGATTAGAGGATAGGGTTATAGTTATACTGCTTGTATTAATACAAAATACAGCGTAGTGGGTTTCCCTGTCCAATGTAAGGCTGGAAGATGTTCTCAGAGTTTTTACAACCAGACCAGCATCAAAACAAAGATTTCTCAAGACTTTAAAATACGGTCTATCTATGTTCTGCCCTGCATAGGAATCATAATAAGTGACATACCCAAATCCAGTTATCGGCCATTGAAATATTCCACCAAAACCTGTTCTCCCGTGTTTTATTCCACTTCCGGCCAAAAATGAATAATAAGGGGATTTTGATGCATCAATTACCTGAACACCGGGACTTGTAAATAAACTGCTTAAGGTTATAACTACTTCATCTTCTGAGGTGGACGTATTTCTTAATTTTATTTCATTGCCGGAAATAATAATCTGCCTGTTAGAAACTGCCGAACTTTCAATACTGGCTTTAGATGCAATCAGTTCCCCGTCCTGATTTACCCGGAACGGAGCGCTTGCCCTGTTTTCATACGTATTACCAGCCCAGATACGAATACTTGAACTTGCGGATCCGTCACCGCTTATTCCTGAATTAATAACGGAATTCCCAAGCTGAATTACTCCACTGGTAATAATACCTCCGTCTATTGCTGTTTGCGCAGCATGCCTTCCTCCTCCTGCTCCAATCTGGCTTTTATAAGAATACAATCCCAAAATTTCTTCTTCACTAAGCGCCCTGGCATATATTCGTACTTCATCCACTACACCTTTCAATTTCCTTGTACCACTGTATGTATCATAACCGATATAGAAATTTGCGTCCGAGTTAATATTACCGATGGTTGCCGTAGCTTCGGAAATAAGCACCCCATCTATATATAGTTTAAGTACAGTCCCGTTATACACTCCGGCAACATGATGCCATATATTATCCTTTATATCATTTCCGGTTGTCATTATGGTTGCCAGCGTTCCGGAAGCATCACATCTTAACAACCTCATTGAATTGACTGTAAGCCCAATATAAGTTCCCGTTCCCCGTGAGTATAGAATTGGTCCGTATGAAGGTGAATCATTTGCGATTTTAACCCATGCAGATAAGGTAAACTCAGTTGTAAGTATTGCATTTGGGACAGCATCAGTCAGGACATAATCTGAAGTTCCATTGAGGCTGAGAGCATTTCCGCTTACACCTTCAACACGTGTTCCACCGGTTAAACTTCCGTCATACCCGTTATTACTATCGTCATAAGCTACAGTTCCTGAGGTTTCGTCCAGCGACCATAATGCTTTTAACTGCAAATCAGCCGGCCACTTTGCTTTTGATATCCTTACATCTTCTTCCAGTTCATTATCCGTTGTTCCGCTCTGAAAGGTTATTTTCCCCTTAATGTCACCTGTGTCAAGGTCAACATAAGTATTACCGTCATTAGATGAGATTCTTCCGGTTTTTACGATTCTTCCGACAATCTGAGTACTTCCATAAGTAGCTGAAAAAACCCTTGCATTATCTACCTTCTTGTGAAATACCCCGATAAGGAAATAGTAATACGTGCTTCCTTCATCAAACTTGTATTGGGTAGTGGTAGAAAGAATATCGCAAGATGTAGTTGCACGGTTGCAGCGTGCATAAATATAATACGACGTGCTGTCCAGTAATATAATGTTGCTTCCTGTAATGTCCCATGTTTTAATCGTAGCGTCATCTATGGTAAAGTGGATCAGCTGTCCGGAAGTCCAATATAACCTGTGGTTGCTTGCATCATAATACACCCAAGTAAATTCAACATCTTTCAGAGTAAATTGCTGGCTTTTCGCCCCGATGGAAAGCATGGTGGATTCAATGGATAACGGTTTGATGTTGGTATTATCAAAATATCCATCCGTATCAAAAATGAGGTTTTTCAGTGACTCCCAGGTTTTCCAGTTCATTCTTGCCTTGGATACATTCATCAAGTCATTTAACCTTACCAATTTTTGGGTTTCCACTTCATTGGCAATAAGACGGTTTATTACTTGAACTTCCAGCCGGTCATTTAATTCAACTTTTATGATGTTTGGATTGAGAATATTTCTACTGACACTTTTTATAGTAATATTTGTATCAATGTTCATATCTACATCTTTCACATGAACTGTATCGCCAGCCTGTAACGTAGTGATGGAGTTGTCCCTGATAAATGCAGGATCGAACTGCAAGTCATATGTAATATTCGGGTCAGCATTTTCATCCAGGTATTCCTGTGCCTTATTTTGAAGTTCCGTTTCAGCAGCAGAAATATAGCTGGCAGGCAGAAGGATGTCCACAAGTTTGTATTTATCCCCGATAGCAGGTTTAAGGGTGGAATTTGGCAAATCCATATCCATATCCTGAATTGGAATAATGGTAAAGGTTTTTGTGGTATTATTATAGCCGGATATTTCAAACTCATACCCGGCAAGGTTTCCGGTATTGAAATGAACCTTAGCGGTAACACCTGACATCAGGTAATCGTTTAGGTCGAAGTCCATTCCTGAATCCGTGAAAGTGGTTAAACTCGGTGCCGTGCTTACCGTTCCGGTACGGGCAGGAAAGATTTCGTCAAATATTTTAACTGCTTCTATCAGCCCGTAAGTGGCAACATTCTTTTCCAGTTTATTTGAACCGGCATCCGCAAACATCAACCTCCGGCTGTAATTACGATAGTCGGATGCAAGGTTTCTCATACCTCCATATACCCATAGCCTTGTAATGATGTTTTTACTTCCTACCGGATTGCGGGTAATGGAATATAACCCTTTGTTTTTGCCGTATTCTACACTTACACCGGAAGTTGTTCCAGGGGTACTTGATATAGAAATTTGTTTTCCTGATAAACGGAAATATACCCCCAACTCAGAACAAACCTTTTGCAATGCCTGTAAACAGTTCTCATTCTGGTATTGAATATTAAGATCGCTTGTGGATGCAACCGTCCCTTTGCTCCATATACCTGAACCATATACCCGGTTCAGATTAGAAATGATCAAATCAAGATGAAATTCTGCATTCCCGACAAGGTAAAAATCAGACATTCCGTTATCCAGCATGGCAACTTTTCCCAGATCGTATAATACGCTTTCAAAGACAATACAGTACTCATAATGATTACTTCCCATTTTTACGCACTTTGGCAGCGTATTTACGTACCAGTACTTTGAGTTATACGAAATGTAATCACCGATAGCAATATCCAGTTTATCGACAGCATAAGTGAGTATGGACAAATAATTTTCACCCTGGTGTTTTTCTATATCCATAGAACCTTCCAGCACCACAATTCTTTCAACTATAGCTGACGATCTATAAACCTTTATTTTCATGGGTGCGTCCCGTTAACATATACTTCATGGTCATAAGAAAGAGTATCGTAAGCATCCCAGTCCGTGCATTCAGGCATTCCTGTGCCATCCAGATAAATAGTCATAGCGCTTGGCCTTTCTGCTAAAACATATGTACCGTCATTTATCAGGGCTCTCAATATTCTGTTTACATCATCACTGGTAGCAAAATTGCATTGATTGAAATTCAGTGTGGCAATATTTTTCTGGATAACACCACCGTTATAACCGGTCATGCTTGCCCCTGCAAAATTGATCGTATTTCCTGCTTTTAAGGTTTTAAGGATATTATCTACATTTCCGGCATATTTGATATTTCCGGCGGTAATCTTGTAGATCAGATCATAATCTCCGACAAAAGATATTTTATACGTTCCTGCATTTTTATAAATATGCGGATATGCAGTCAGGCTGGAACTTGAACAGAGCGCAGTTTCGCCGTCTCCCCAGTAAATTCGTGCTTTCCCGGGGGATACCATCTGGATGGATATTTGCACCATTTCTGATGCACTTACATCTTGTACAATAATATAAGGATGAACAGGTTCAGGCTCAATAAGCTCAAGCGTGAACTTTGCAATGTTTTTTCCTGTTCTTATCCCGTGTGTCAGCGGACTGATATCTGCACTGGTCTTAGGATATAACAGGTACGGTTTTTCAATATTCTGAAAATCAAAAGTTCTCAACAAAGGTTTATCCAGTAAATGACTTATTTGCTGAATCCTGTTTTGGAGCTGTGTATTGCTGTCAGCAACAATAAAGCATTCCAAACGAATTGTTCTCTGCTCAAAATAGATATCGTCCTTTTCCACGAAGTAATCCGAACCGTTCCTGTCGCTCCATTCGTGTTTCAGTATCTCCTTTCGCTTTAACAAATCCAGAATACCCTGAGAGTTAATTACTCCCAGCCCGTATTCTTTCAACATATCCTTACCGTCTATTTTCATCTTCCCAATGCTCTTTCAGAGGTTAAACTATTCTGCGTTTCAAGTATTGACCTTATTGCGTACAATTCCTTTGTGTTGGTATTGATCTGCCTGACTTCATTTTCTACGTTCCTGACCACTGCGAGGCTTTCCAAAGCGTTTATCCGTATTGCTCCCATCTGTCCTGCTATCAATCCTGCGGTTTCTTCCGTTACTCCCTTAATTGCGCCTGCAAGTCCTTTTTCTTGTGTTCCTCCCAAGAGATCCCCGAAATTCAGGTTTAAACCTTCTGTGAGTGTTTTCCAGCCTTCCTCTGATGCCCGTATCATGTTATCCCAGGTTGACTGGAGCTTAGTTACTTCTTCCGGGGTCAGTCTGCCTTCACTTTCACTCATAGAGGCAAAGAGATCGTAAAACTCCTGAACCTGCTTTTCGAGAAACTGCCGTTTGAAGGTATTCACCACTGCATTTTTCATGGAATCTTCAAACGTATCGGCAAAATCTTCAATACTGATTTTCCCTTCCCTGAATGCTGATGCAATGCTGTCTACAAGGCCGTCTTTGGTTGTGCCGGTCAGTTCTGAGTGTAACTCGTTAATCAGGTCGGCTTTCTGTTCCAGAAGTTGTTTATACTGGTCGGTAAGAATTTGCAGTGTTTCAGCATCAAAAACATACCCTCCCGGTTTTGCGAGCATTTTCTGAAAATCCTCCATGCTCCATTTACTCGTATCTACATCTTGTAATACTTTAGTTCTCGATGATGCTCCATACCCGTATTCCTGTACCTTAAAATTTTTAATCTGGTTGGTGATGTTTTTAACCTGCCTTTCAATTTCATTCAGTACTTCAGAAGTCTGACCAAGCCATGAAACTTTATCCAGTTCATTTAAAAGTTCAAGCTGATAGGAGAGGAGTTTGTTAGTTTTATCAATACTTTGATTAAGTTTTTCAATTTTTTCAGCATGGATTTCTTCAAAGGTCTTTTTATCCTTCTTGAACATTTGTATTACGGAAGAAAGAGCCTTAATGCCTCCGGAGATAACCTGAAAAAGATTTCCCGTACCCAGGCCGGTTGCAATATCTGATATACCCTGTATAGCCTGTCCGAATTTATTAATGGTCTTTGCAAGGTTTTCGTCAAGTTCTGCAAACAGTTCAGCGCTTTCACTTACCAGATTTCCGATTTCATAAAACCTGTCCCCGAGAAATTTCAACTTTGCTTTTTGAGCAAATTTCTTTAGTTCTTCACCGAGTTTTTTATAATCCAGTTCGGGTTCGATCTGCATTTTAAATTCAACATCCTCAATCTCATGCAATACTTCATCATAAAAACCCTGTAGTATTTCCTCAGTAGCATCATCCATCTGCTTTTTATAGAGCCCGAGCATCTGTTTCATATCTTCGCTCTGGGTTTCATTTATCCCCGTCTCAGCAAGTTCGAGGTTTATTGCCTTTAGTTCCTTAATGTGATCCCTGTATTCCGTTTTGAGGGTTTCAAGGTATTCTGCCCATGTATTGCCTTTTTCGGTGTATAGAGAGTATTCGTCCTTTACTTCTTCCAGAAAACCTGCTTTACGGAGCAATTCATATTCTTTCCATGCCTGCTTTGCCGTATCAAGGTTATCCAGGAATTTCTCCAGGGCTTTTTCGGGATCGTATCCGTCGTCTCTTCCTTTTCCATCCTCTCCCTCAGTTTTGACTTCCACTTTTACCGGTTCACGGACAATCCCTTTTAAATCATCAATGAGTAATTTGGTATTGGATATTTTGCCCTGTAATTCAGCAAGCTGGTTTTGTAGTTTGACAATTTCACCCTCTGAGAAATCCACCTTCGTTGCTTTACCCCCGAAAGTTGCTACATATTTACCTCCGAAAACTAATTCTGCCTGTATGGTTTTAACCTGTTCCTCATATCTTTTAAGCGCACTTTCGTTCTCCTTGATGGCTTTCCGGTTCATGTATTCCGACAGGCGCTGATGCCTTTCCAATGCTTCCTCCGCTTTTTCGGCACTTATGCCTATTGCTTTGCCGTACTTATCCCATGCTGTAGTAGCGGTAGGAAGGTTGGAGGAAATAATACTAACTATTTTTTCGAGCTCTGTCTGTTCGTCTTTGCTTAACTCTGCTTTTTTGGTTAATTCCTCGTATCGGGAAATAAGAGGTTTTAATTCCTTTTCAAGTTTTTGTGTTTTTTCTGCCAGTTCAAAAGACTTGTCGGCTGTACTTTTAAACATCTCATTGGCATTTTTGGCAAAGTTTTGAGCAATCCTGAGGAGTGAATCCCCGTAATCTTTCATCTTTGCTTTAAGATTGTTACCAAGGATTTTTAACTGAACATCTGCCGTGTTATTCATAACCTCGAATGCCGATGAAGCTGCTCCGACCGAGTTTCCCATTTCCTTGAAATCTTCAGCTGCCATTTCTGCATTCTTTCCGGTAGCTGCAAGAACCGCCACCAGTGCTTCATCTGAACCTAACATCTTTTTTAACTCCGTATCAGAACCTTTTGCAGCTTCCCTCACTTTTATAAAAGCTTCCTGCAAAGTCATAGACTCCGACCATCCGTCTCCCAGGGATTTATTCAGTCCCATAATAGCTGCTCTCATTCTGGTCATGGCTTCTGCCGTTGGAATACCCTGTTTGGTGAGAGTAGCGATCATTCCGGAAACTTCCTCGAAAGAAATACCCATAGCAGATGCCAAAGGTGCGACCTGTGCAATAGACCTTGAAATTTCCTCGAAAGTGGTTTTACCGAGCCTTACCGTGGTAAACATAATATCCGAAACCTTCCCGACTTCTTCTGCTTCCATTTTCCATGCATTCAGCACGGTAGTGAGCCCGTCCGCTGCGGTAATTGTATCTGTAACCCCGGCAACGGCAGCCCTGGAAGATTTTTCAAGAATTTCCAGTCCTTTTGCTCCGTCATGCCCGGCAGAAACAATCTGATAATAGGCTTTGGTTAATTGAGTGGCAGTATCCGGAACGGATTTGGAGAGATGTACAAGGCTGTTTGCAATACCGTCATAATTTTCCTGCGTTGCCCTGGAAATAGTTTGTACTTCTTTTAATGCTGTCTGGAATTCCTTACTGAATTGATAAGCGGATACAGAAGCTTTGGAAAATGCTAAACCCGCACTTATTCCTATACCTGCAAACACATCAAATCCGGTAACCTGGCTGGCAAAGGTTTTTATTAAACCTTTTCCTTCTGCAATACCCTGTTTAAGACCGGAATTGTCCAGTTCTGATTTCCAATACAGGCTGTTTCCACTTTTCAGGCTCATCACAACATAGTTAGAAGGTTTTCCACGCTGATAGCATCCTTGTTGTCTTTGTCAGTATATTTCGGGATGGTCGCAAAGTACATGATCAGGTTACAGTAGCTGATCTTCCAAAGTATCTCCTGCCTGCTGAACCTGAAATACTTTATCGCCGACCCGATTATTGACCAGAGGCTATTATCTCCTCTTTGCTTAACAGGCTCATGCCCCTGACCGACATGATAGAACTCAAAAAACCCGAAACGTCCATCTGCCGGACGACTATGTTGAGAAGTTTAAGAATCTCAGCGGAGGTCATATTCTCCCTGATAAAATTTTCCAGTTGTGAAGTATTAGAATGGTTGTTTACAATAGCAATAGCTACGATTTTAACCAGTTTGTCTGCATTGTTAGCAATTACCCTGATGGCATATTCCACATGATTTTCCCCTTCCTGGGGTGGAACAATATTGTCTATTGTTAGTATCTCTTTGGAAATCCGTATCAATGCTCCAAGGCAGACAGGATAGATCACAAACTTTCTTTCCTTTGGAAGTATTCCTATCCTTCTTAACAGGTTAGGTTTATCATATGTAACCACAAAATCAATTCCTTCCTGCAATATAGCATTAGCGGTTTCTTCCAGTATTTCCTTTGCCGTAAATTCTTTTCTCATTTCGGATTAATTAAAATAAGCCCCCGGATTATACCGAGGGCATAGGGTTAGGTTTTCGGTATTCGTTTGATCTTAATTGCCGGAATAGCCGTACCAGAACCATTGTAGTTAGCCTGAACATCGGCTACTATGTTAATGATTGCGGTATCGTCTTTTACGAACTTACCATCGAGTTTTGCCCTTACCAGTGCATTGTAGATGGTAATTTCGAAATGGTAATCTCCGAAATCCTCCGAAATAAGTTTTACCGCTTTATTAATCGGGGATTCAGACAAAGGAGCTTCCCATACGTTGTTATATCCGACCGTACCTTCATCAGATACAGATCCCCCGAACCATTCTTTCAGTGTGTCCGGCATAATATTACGTATTCCAAAAGCCACGGACTTCAATCGTTTTGTGTCCGGTACGCTGACATAGGGATCATCCTGTCCTTCCACGAAAATATCCGTCTTTGACGTTTCTTCAAAAGTCATGGAAACGGAACCCGGAACAATCTGTTCTACAGGGGTGGTAGATGATGGAAATGATCCATCCGCCTGAACAGCCCCAAAGACCACAGATTTTATTCCTATAATTGATTTTTCACCTGCCATGTTACTAAGTATTAAAGATTTTCAACAATGTAAATTATTCTGAGGTTGCAGTAACTTTCGTCATTCTCTGCATCATATACTGCCTGACTTTCAATTTCAAAACGCCAGTAATTGCCTTCATGTATATAGGCTTTAACTGCACTGACCACTTTTTCTGATATGGTTTTAAGCCTGGCTCTGTTTGGCCTTCCGTCTGAAATGTTTTTTACAAACACATTGACATTAATCAATCCCTGTAATACCACTTCTTCATTGTTATTATACAATGGAGCAATAACCACATCCTCCTTGCCTGAATTCAACGGCCGACGGTCTTTATAGACTCCGCCTGAGATTTCAGACGTGACAGAAGGTACGTTTATGATTTCGTATAACTTATCGCTTATGTCAAATGTCAGTTTCATTTCAATGCACCAAACAGTTTTTTAAGCAGGGAGGCAGAGCCGTTTGTGAATGCAGACAATACCTGTCGTCCCCGTGATTCCACTTTCCCTGCGTAGTTCATTCCTGCGGTTACTACTAACACATATCCTTTCGATTCTCTGGTAACTTCCTGTGCCAGTTCTTCACCTGCGGATTTTCCTTCTGATTTTTCTCCGGGAAAGGATTTGTCCTTAATCCTTCCGTCCAACCCTATGGTATATCCGATAGATGAACGGAGGTTTCCGGTGATGTCCCTGTACGTGCCTCCGGTTCTTGCCCTATTGACAAAATCCTCACCCACATACTGAAACATCCTCATAATTTTGGAATCAGCATCCTTTTCAAACTTTTCAAAAGCTTTATCAATGTCGCCTGCGTTAAATTCCGGATTTAAACCCATATCCTTATATGTCTCTGGTATTTTGCCAGCCTTCCGGTAAATTCTCCTTCAGTCAGTACAACCTTTACATAAGGTGGAAATTCCTCGGTAATAAGAGGTGCATATATCACCCAACCTAATGAAGGGGGATTGTCTCCTTCTGCACCTGGTATCCATTTGGAGTTGTTAGGTTCAAGCCTGCATATTGTAGATACGCTGTGATCTGCACCTTCCACCGCTTCCCCGTTTACAGTAGTCGGTGGATCATTCCACTTAATAATACATGTATGTGGATACCTTTTTACCATATCGATTCGCTTTCTATAACTGGAAGACTGCCTGATAACAGACCATACCTGTTAAGAATTTCATACCTCATATCTGAAAGGGCTTTTCTGTCGTATTGAACTGATAATCCGCCTTCTGATAGGGAAGGAGGGGTTGTCATCAGAACAAAGCAGAGGTCTGCAGCGCAAAGTTCAATATCCTTTTTATGCTCCGCTGAATAAGGATCAGTGGAAACAATATCCCTGTCGACAAATATCTTATCCATTATCGATTCCTCGACTTCAAATGGAAACATTGCCTGCAGAGCCTCTTTCTTTGTCATGTCAGTATATCTTGACTATGCAGGTTCAGTGTCCAGAATGAAACACTTATCTACATTAGTCCATGAAGGGAATGAGTTCAGTTCGCAACCCGTAAATTCAGCATACGGATCAGTTTCTGCCCATTTCTTGATCAATACCCGGTTATACTCAGCATAGGTTACATGCTTAGCCTGAAATTGTTTTTCAACAATAGGAGCATTGTACATTTTGCCAAGCAATCCGGCGGGCAGAAAAGAGACCATATTATCCACGAAAGGATTGGAGTAGGTAACTACACCGTCAGTTTCAATTCCGATAGATGCGTTGATGATGATGATTTTCGGTAGTCCTTCGGCTGTCAGAAATTCATTCACTTTTTCCAGGGTGGAATTTACCAGTGCATCTTTATTGGAATAAAAGAAAGAGGACAAGTATTCCTTTACCTCGTTGGCTTTACGGAAATTGTCGAAAGTACCTCTTTTCATCAGCATTCTTTCGAGAAGTATCCCGTTGGCTTCTGCTTCCTTTACAATTCCAATAATATCGGTGATCGGTTTGGAAGTGGTGCTTCCTATACTCCATTTGGCAGTTGCATCTTTTTTATTTCCCGAAGGCATTCCAAAATCCACTTCGCTTTCGAGTATAGTGCCGTCCGGGTTGTTAACCGTGGTAAGAGTGATTTTTCCGGTTGAAATTGCTTCCAGTGCGAAAATATCCAGCCTCTTATGAGGTGCTTCCGATGCATTGCGTACATCGTCAAAAATCAGGTCAAGAATAGCTTTCTGGTCAACATTTGCCATGCTTGACATAGCAATGTATTCCAAGAGGTCTTTTTCTGACATTCTGAACTTTTCACGAATAGAGGGTATGTTACCCGATAGTTTCCTTACGGCTCTACGGGTACGGAGAGGAGCTGCAACGTCATAAGCTACAACGGATGCAGCTGCGCCGGATTTGCTGTCGCCGATAATGGTTTCATAGCTTATTGTGGAAGTATCCCTCCATTCAAAGAAATTTGGCCATATAATCGGTCTGAACATTTCCTGAGTCCGGTCTATTAATGCCTGTAAGTTTCGCCCTTGTGCGAATTCCTTAATGATTGATTGTCTTTCCATTTCTTACTGATTTTAAGGGTTAAACTTATCGTGACTGAGACCAGATGATGTGAGGCAGAGAGCTTTTCTTTCCTGACGGACAGCCGGTAGTACGCCTTTCGTATAATGTGCCCCTGAGGACAACACTTACCATGTCGTTTGGCTGATCAGGTTTAAAGCGGTTCTTCAACACACCGTTTGGGGTGAATAAATAAGCTGCTGTTGTTGCTCCTGCGGCTGAACTTAACCACAGAATATCTCCTTCGGTAAGATCGAGAGCAGTTGCTACCGTGATAGTGTCATAGTCAGCATTACTCTTGTCGATTGCGGTAATTGCATAAGCAGTACCACCGACTGTTTTTGCGACAATATCACCTACGGCGAGGCAATGGTCTTTCTTGATTTTCTGACTGGTGCTGTTAGCGGTTGCATAAACCACAGCTGTCTTATCAATATTGACCTTCCTCGTTGCTTCGTCAAACGAAACCAGTGAGCCAGCAGGAACTTCATCAACACCGGTTAATTCCGTGTTGGTAGAATCGATGGTAAAACCACCTTGGGCAACTTCCAGTATTTTTTGCCATACTTCCATGCCCTGTATTGCAGAGGATTGTTTTACATAAAGTCCCATTTGTTACAAATTTTAGGTTATTCAATAGGTTGAACTTTCACATTTGAAGCCGCAATCTTGGTTTTTGCATAATCCTCAATGACAGCTTCCGTGATGGAAGGTGTATCGCTTCCTCTTGGTGGAACGTGCCCGCTTTTTATAGCTTCGTCAATGATCGACTGTTTCATTGCCTTGTACCCATTTTCCAGTGCCGATACCACCTCGTCGATTTTATCTTCACTATCAATGTTTACATGATTGGCGTACACTTCAGGAATACCTTTTTCCTTTAATCTGGAAAGGAAAGATTCTCTCAGGGTCTGCTGTTTGTTTTTCTGAATAATCCCGTTCATCAGGTTGTTAAGGTTTTGTATCTGTTCGCTCAGTGTTTTCACTTCCGGATTTACAATCCCTTCTGTCGATGGAGTTCCGTTATCATTCTTCTTTTCAGCAATCTTCTTTTCAAATGTCTGCAATGCCTGCGTGACCCTTCTGTCAGTTTCACTTTGCAGCATGCGTTGAAAATCTTCTTCGTAACCGTTTTCCTTGAGAAAATCGGACAGGCTTTTTCTAGCCTGCTTTTCTTTGAGAGCTTTAACTGCACCTTCTATTTGATCTTCAGAATCAACTTTTATCTGGCTTGCCAAGTCCTCTGACAACCCTTGCTTTTTAAGTGCTGCCAAAATGAGTGCTTTTAAATCCATATATAAATTTTTAAAGTAATGTCACATATTTGCGTTCCTGGACAATAATCGTCACCCTCCATCCTTTGTACTGTGTCCCGAATTCCTTCAGAATATCTTCCGCAATACTCCGGACTTTCTCCGTACTCAGGTTTTCCGAATAGTTAAGTGTGATGATTTTGTCCACTGCGTTTACACCGGTAACAGGGTTCAATGAGGAAAATTCATCCACCCTTTCTTTAAGTAGTTTGTAGGAAAATTTTTGACCGGTTTGTTTTTCTTGAACTTGCTGAGTAGTTTCTGTTTCAGCTGGTTTTTTACCCATAATACATTTGTAAAAGTTACTGTTAACAAATGTATTGAACTTGGTTTTCCGAATATACTAAATAGGGTATCAGCTATTCACGGCAGAAATGCAGTTATTCACTTACCAGGATTGAAGTATTTTACATTATCCTTGAGAAAATACGGAGTACTACCTGATCGTTCATACTTTGACCTCATGAGGTTTACGTATTTGGAAGCCTGGTTGGGAATGGTATTGATTTTCTTAATGGTAGACAGGGAATCATTCTCTAATTGCCTTACAAATTCTTCAGGAGGCAGCATTATGCTTAGGGTATAACAAAAACAGCGTGGATGCCAGCCAAGAAAAACAAAATCAGGAGGATATTTCCCGGTCATCTGGTCACAGATATCCGGCCGGGGATGACTACCTGATAACTTTACCTCAATTCCTGTAATAAATGGTAATTGCGCCCTCCTTGTTACCTCACTCATACGGTAAGCCATATTGGTTTCGGTAGCTGCTAACCGTAAAGCATTGGCATAAGCGGATTTATATACTCCTGTTCCGGGTTTTAAAACAACTCCATTCTTTAGGAATAATTTCTTAGGTTCTTTGACAAGATCCCTGACATCATTTGCAATTGCCCTGGCTGGTTTTCCGACAGCTATTCCATGCCCTAAATAGGTATTGAGTTGGTCCATAACTGCCTTTCCGTTTTGCCAAACTCTTTTGGACAGATTCATTCCATCCACGGATCGGTTAATGAAGGAGTTCATTGCATTGGCATTTACCTGAAAGTAATCTTTCCTCACTTCTTCAGTTAAATGAACGTTTTTCAGATGCTGGGATGCAAGAATATCATTCTTTTGATTGGCAAGTTCCCAGTTTTTTACCATTGCCTCTTTTAATATCTGTTCTGATTTGGTATTAACAACCGCAATAAGTTTGGAGAGTTTCTTTTCGAGTTGCTTTGCATCTTTTAGGTAGAAAGCTTCCGAAGCGGATATATCATACCGGAGTAATTCCTGAGCAATCTCTTTTATCAGCTGGTCATATGCTTTTTGCGTATTGACATAAGCCAGTTTGACATTCCTGATATTTTTCTTCTCGAATTTACCTTCCAGGTTGGATTTCTTCATTTCCGGCAATTTTGCTGACCATAAAGCTTGGAGGGTTGACTCCCCAGCTTCCGTTATTTCCTGTTTTGTAAGGCTCGGATTCCTGCAACATATTACATTTAAAAAGATAGGGGAGAGAGTTTATCTGCATTACTCCTCTGACTTCATAATGAAATTCCGTGATCATTTTCTCCTTCTCAATAGAGTAGTCAGAAATACCAAATTCTATAAGCCTTTTCAATGCCGGTTTACCATTGTGCGCCTTCCATGTTTTAGTGCAGTACTTAAAACAGGCTACATTATCTTTATGGATTACTCCGTTTATGAACTTAACGAGAGTTTTTGACCTTGGGGATTTTACATGATCTTTGCTCATTGAAAGGATTGATTTAAAAGTTCAGGTTCTTCTTTTTCTTCCTCCAGGTTTTCGAGTTCTTCCTCCGGATTTTCGACTAAGGGATTAAGCTTTACGGCTGTTCTTTGCGACATGATAGGTTCTCCACCAGTAGCCAGGGCGAGGTTTTCAATAGTTTCTTTAAGGTTAGAGGGCAAAGCATTTTCGAAGGTTACGTTGATTTCCATTTCTGTATAAAGGGATTCATTTTTAGTGTCCAGTACTGCAAGAATAGCTTTTATGATATTATTCCGCCTGTCGAACATTTCTCCAAACAGTTCTTCCTTGACTCTGGCTTTCAGGATAGAATCAAAGAACATAAATTGCAGTACCACTCCGCTGACGTTACCTATACCTTTGACATTATTAAAGGATAAATCAGGGGTTGACGTCTGGGAGTAAATGATATCCTTGAGCATCTCATATTCGACTTTAACTCCTTCCGGTGCCCTGTCCCAGGTCATATAGTCCACATCTCCGTATTCCACCCTTCCTTCATTCATCACGGGTTTAAGGACAAATAGTTTTCCGACTTCTTCTTTGGTAGGAGCAGATGCAACTTCACCCTTTACTTTAACTGCCGGAGAACCAAAATAATCGTTTGTATCTGCGTTCTTACTGATCAGCATTTCGGTACGGTCGATAATGGACTGCACAGATTCCCATTCTGCCTCTTTCTGGTTGTAATAAATGACAGGGATTTTTTTAATGAGGTTTGTCTCCGGCTTTACCTTCCATACTCCGTCCACCTTTTGCCCGAAGTAATTCATATCTACCGTATATACATCCCTGTATTCATATGTTTTGCTGTTTCTGGTGATCTTATACATCCTTAGAAATGCCGTCATATCTCCGTACTCATCCCAGACAGGATAAATTTCATCATTGTTCTCCCTGCATAACAATACGGCTTTGACTTTTTTGGTTTTTGGATGGATATAAAATAACTCCGCTACTTCAGTTTCAATAAATAGCCTTCTTGCAAGCCTTTTGGAGTGATAATAAAGTTTCGAGTCTTTCCAAAGTTTTGTGAATTTCTTATAAGCTTCGATGTACTTTTCTTCATTGTTTGCCAGCTGAAGGTTCACGTCTGACCCGAGAAGAAAAGCTACTGCTGCCTCTACGATCTTCCTTTGCTGGGGAATGATAAGCTTTGCTGTTTTAACGATAGTTTGCTTTTGCCCTTTCCCGATAATTTTATCCTCTCTTTGCAGGATTTCATGGACATTATCGTATTCATTTATCCATTTCTCGATTTTCTCCGCCTTCTCTGTATCTTTTGCGATAAGTAAATTCGTATACTTTTCAAAATTATGCAGTATAAAATCTTTTGTAGCATTCTGTGTTTCCATGATCGTATGTTTAAAATAATCCCAGTGCGTCTTTTGATTCTGCGGGTTGATCCTCTGTACCGTTCCACCATTCAGGGAAATAGGTTAATGAAAGAGCATCTGCGGTATCAGGAGACCTTCCCAACCGTTGTTTTATATCATCTTTATTTTCTATGACTATGCGTCCGCTGCTGTCAATGGTGTATTGAATATCGCTCAGTTCCTGTGCAAGATTGTCATCCGGAGGCAAAGCAAGGTCAATCCGGTTTGCGGGATTTAATGCATCCCTTACCGCCCAGAACATATATGCTCTCATGTTGGAAAATTTTCTGACTTCGGTTATATCCGTTAATCCCCTTGCTCCGAATGAAGACTTTGCAGATACCACGTTATGGATGTTTTGCTCCCTGAGCCGTGAATACACTCCTGCGCCTTCTCCAATAGTATCTATAAATGCCAGTCCTCCGTATTGCCGGAGAATAGTAAGGATTTTTCCTGCCTGCTCCATGTGAATGGTGGCGTGTTTCTTTGCCATAGGAGGGTATTCAATCTTGCTGACAAAGTTCCCGAAGCGGTAAGCGTAAACGGTTCTGTCCCTTCCCATACCGGATATATCTGCACCGAGCCTGAGTTTTTCTTCGGGATGAAAACCGGATGCTGTGATATCCTGCCAGCGTGCCTGAGAGGCTTCAATCCATGCAAGGGGAACAAGCGTTCCTTCCGATTCTTCCGGAAATTCCCCGAGGACTTTTACCCTGAAAAGATTTCCCGGCCTGTACCATTTTCCTTCCCATTGAAAATCAAACATGCCCTCGTTAACTTCTTCCTCTCTGATCTCAGCGACCCAACCGGGCTTTTTGATCTTTTCATCAATCCAGTCATAGTCCACCTGCCCGGGAATGTACCTTTTTTTGTATTCTTCTTTGGTTATTCCTCCGTTCAATAACAGGCTTTTATTAACGACATTCGGTGCGTTCAAGTCATTTAACCGGAATTTTTTATATAAGGGTGATCTTTGGCTCTGATATGCCTCTCCGGAAAGGTTATTGGGATTGAATACGATTAACAGGCGGGAATTGCCCTGCAGGATACCTTCGATAGCATCAAACGTGCCCTGGCTGATACCGGAGGCTTCTGTAACCACTACCATGATATTGGCAGCGTGTAATCCTGACCAGGATTCCTGATTGTCGTCAGCAGCCTTAAATCCTGTAAGAAACCAGTCCTTATACTTGTCAAAACGTATTCCGTCTGACATAAGGTTTCCGGGTAAGCCTCTTGCTTTGTTAAATAGTTTGGTAACTTCAGGTATCATTATGTTTCGAATCTGCCTCCCGGTGGGCGCTGTCATTGCAACTTTAGTGGACTCTACAAGTTCGCTTCCTTTCCATTTGGGAGTGAGATAGAGAAAACAAATACAGGCTACAGCAGCAACATAATCTTTCCCCCTGGCTGTCCCTGACCTTACGGAAACTCTCCTCTGATGCTGTACTGCTTTTAGAATTTCTTCCTGATCCGGGTCAAGGTTTGCCCTTAAAGCCTGCTTGGCAAAAAGACACCAGTCATTCTGCCAACGATGCCATTGTTTGATAATATGAGGCTGAATAATACTCATTCCTCTGTCTGTGATGCTTCCATCATGACATCCAGTAAGCTGAACCGTGCATTCACATCCATTTCAGACTTTTCAATGTATCCCCTGTGCTTTGCTTTGCATTTGAGGAAAAAGAATATCGATGCTTCCTTGCCGTCCCTGATATTCCTGAGTAAAGCAGTTTCAGCTAAGTCAATATTCAATTCGTCCACTTCCTCGATTTTATCCTTGAAGTCAGGATATTTCTTAAGCCATTCGTAGAACGTTTTCCTTGATACCCCGATTTTCTCGCAGGTAATACTCACGTTCCCAAAAGAATTTTTGTACACCGTGACTGCCTGCTCCATCTTTTTTGCGTTAACATGCCGACCCATTTTTAAAATGTTTCATTTGATACTAATTAGTATATTTTCTTATGTATCAAAAATACGGCATCACCAGCTGAGAATGATTTTGTTTTGGAGAGTTGTATTCACGGAAAAGAGTGAGTAATAAACATAAAATGAGAGCAACAATATAAGATTTTTGAGAAAGGCAATTTGATAAAATGTTTGAGGATTAATTAAATGTTTTCTAAATTTAATGCTAATATTTTTTAGCATTGATTTAAAGTGCAATTAATCAGCACTTTATTCATTCTTTAAATTTAATTTATTGGATATTTATCATGGTTTTTAGTATTAGTCCTCTTCCCAACACGGTATGGGAAACATTATTTGATACATCTAATGTATGGAAGTTAATTGTCAGTAATAAAGACGAAATAACTTATACATCTAAAAACTGTGAAAATTTCATTGGAGTAACAGCTGATGAAATTGTTAAAAATCCAAGGTTGATATGGCATGCTATTGATAGAAACCATAGAAAAAAGGTAAAAAAATTTAGTACAAAAAGAAAAAACAATAACACAGATATTCTCAATATTGAGTTTAAGATTCATACTCCTGATGGTTCTGAAAAGTGGTTGTCATCTGATAGCCAACCTGTATTTTCTCCGGAGGGCATTCATATTGGTTATCGTCTCAATATTAGAGATATAACTGAATTAATGAAGGAAAAGCTCTGTCTAAAGAAATTAATTAAACAACAAAATGTACTTGTATTAGTAACCCAAATAGCTGCAAGTACCGATCCATTTAATACCCGTATAGAGTCTATTCTTAAGATAATTGGTAATTATACAGGGGTATCACGGGTTTATATTTTTGAGAATAGCAATGACGGTAAGGTTACCTCAAATACATATGAGTGGTGCCGTAAAGGAATAACTTCTCAGAAAAACAATTTGCAAAATATTTCCTATTCAATAATTCCTTCATGGGTGAAAATCTTATCCAAAAAAGGTATTATTATGACTTCTGATATTAAGACTCTTCCTGCTGATATTTATAATGTTTTAAATCCCCAGGGAATTAAATCAATATTAGTGATACCGCTTAATTTTCAAGATCATCAGTTAGGATTTATTGGTTTTGATGAATGTAAACGCCAAAGGATTTGGGAAAATGATGAGATAAACTTACTAAAAACAGTATGTAATACAATTACAAATGTTTTTTACAGGAATACATACGAAAAGGAGCTGGAGCAGGCTAAAAATAATTTACAAAACTTACTGAATAGAAAAATATCTGAACTTCACAGGAGTGAAAATTATTTTAAAGCGCTCATTGAAACCCAACAAGACCTTATCTGCCGATGGCTTCCGGACACTACGCTGACTTATGTCAATGATGCATACTGTAAATTCTTTAATGTTAAGGATGAAGAAATAATTGGTAGAAAATGGATTGATTTTATTGAAAGTGATTCACGATCTCATATTGAGCCCATTATTAAGAATATTTTTAAAACCGGAAATCCAGCTACATATGAACATACTGCAATAAATTTTAAAGGAGAAGTGCGTTGGCATCAATGGATTGATACTCCATTAAAGAATCAGGACGGTGTCATCACTGAGTTGCAATCTACGGGCAGAGACGTAACCGATAAAATTAATTATGAGACAGGTCTGACAAAGGCAAAAGAGAAGATGGAAGAACTGGACAGAACCAAACTGGAATTTCTCCGGCTTGTTTCACATGAATTACGTACTCCCTTAAACGCAATTCTTGGTTTTAGCGAGCTGATTAAAACCACTACTGATATTGAACTAATAAGCACTTTCAGTTCTTATATATATGAGAGCGGGAAAACCTTATTCAAGATGATAGAAGATATGTTAACATTAACAAATCTTCAAAGTGGAAATACACCGGTTACTTTTGAGGAAATAGAACTGCTTCCCTTATTAAAAGAGCTTTACGAAAAATTTGACAATAACCTGATAAAATTAGAGAAACCGGTATCCTTAAAACTCAAACATTATATTAAACCTGGTTTTAAAATTATTGTTGATAAAGGGAAATTGGAATTTATATTGACAAAGTTGTTAGACAATGCCCTTGTATTTTGTGACAAAGGTCTTATTCAGTTTGGTTCCAGGATAAAAAAAGATAATATTCTATTTTATGTAAAAGATGAAGGAATAGGAATATCAGAAGAAAATCAGAAAAATATTTTTCAGGATTTCAAAAAGATAAACTCGCAAAACAGGTCTTTCCATGAGGGACTTGGAGTAAGCTTATATATATCAAAAGAGTTAGTCGAGTTAATGGGCGGTCACATCTGGGTGGATTCAAAAATTAATATAGGATCGACTTTTTATTTTACTTTACCATTACAAAAAGGAGAAAGGAATATAACCTATTCGATATTAAAAGAAATAGCCATTCCGGAAGAAGATAAAATAATACCTGATTTAAAAGGCAGAAAAATCTTAGTTGTAGATGATACTGAGTCGAATCTGAAGTATTTAGTAGAAGCTATTAAAGAGACCAAAGCATCCATTCTATGGGCAAGAAATGGAGCAGAATGTCTGAATATTTTCAGATCAAACAGGGATATTGACTGTGTTCTGATGGATATTCTCATGCCAGAGATGGATGGATACGAAGCATGTTTGCAGATACGAAAACTAAATGATGAAGTTCCTATTATAGCTCAAACTGCATATGGTTTGGACGATGAAGTAAAAATGGTGATCGACTCAAACAACTTTACAGATTATTTGATCAAACCTGTTTGGAAACATGAATTATTCCGGAAATTAAAGAAGCATCTTTTAAAATCGCAACCTGTAAATTATAATGAGAGAAGGTAAAAGTTAGAATGGAATTTCTACGTTTGTGGAGATAATTTCATAATGTTTGAGAGTATTAAAAATGTTTTTTACTTTTATTTGACAATATTAAGTTCGTCTTATTATAAATATTATGTCATCTACAACAATTACAGGAAATATCAAGAAAATTGCATTTGAAGTTTTGGAAAGCACGCCTGAAGGAATTCGTTATTCTGAATTAGCAAGAAAAATTCTTGAACATGGAGATTTTAACAAGAATACTATAAGCGGAGCAACCTGGGATTTAGATATTCAGTTTCCTGACAAAGTCTATAAACCTGATAGAGGTGTGTTCCGATTACTGAAATTCAAGGAGAATATTATAACCCAACCTGACCAACAAATATCACCAACTGTAAAGACAGGTAAGAAGAAAACAATTAAAGAGGAAGAGTTTTACAAACCTTTTGCAGATTGGCTGGTAAATGAACTTGAAGAGTGCACAAATGCTATTGAGCTTGGTGGAAATATTTTCCGTGATAAATGGGGCACACCTGACGTTATAGGAATAAGGGAATCTAAACGGAGTGATATTGTGCAATTTCCAACTGAGATAATCTCTGGTGAAATAAAAATTGATTCCAATGGATTGATAACTGCATTTGGACAAGCTTGTGCTTATAAAATCTTTTCCCATAAATCTTATATTGTTGTGCCAAATGATTCGCAAATTGAAGATATTACAAGACTTGACACACTTTGCAGGCAATTTGGGATTGGTTTAATACTTTTTGATTGTCATAATCCGGAAGATCCAAATTTTGAGATTAGAGCGAGGGCTGTAAAACATGAACCTGATATGTTTTTTGTAAATAAAAACCTTAAAATTATTGAAGATAGATTGTTCAAGTAGGAACTCTAATAAATTTCAATACAAACTTTCAATTATCCTTTTAATATTATATGAACAAAGTATTCTTAATTGGAAATGGTTTTGATTTGGCCCATGGTCTTAAAACAAAATATTCTGATTTTATTTTATGGTACTTCAATGAAGCAATTCAATCATTTAAATCAAGAAAATCAAACGTTTTTGATGATGATTTAATTACAATTCAAAATGATGGATATACTACTCCTATAATAGATACTATTGAACAACTCAATGAATTAACAAATAATAAATTAGTAGTTATCAATTTTAAACATTATTTTTTTAGGGATTTTGTTAGAAAATTAGAAGGTTTAAGATGGGTAGATATTGAATATCAATATTATCTTGAATTAATAAAAGTATATAAATATAGTCACAATGATGATACAGAGCCTGGTGTTTCAATGGAATTGATAAACTTAAACAATTGTTTTAATTCGGTAAAGAAAAAACTAATTGAATATCTCGAAACTATTGAAATTTCATGGAAAATTGTAAAACCACAAATTCAAGAACACTTACATAATGAATTAATAAAAAATAGTACAAATAGTCACAACCTTTTCATAATTTTTAATTACACAAATACCATTAAGTTATATCAAAATTATCTAAATGATGTTCCTCATCAAATAGTATATATTCATGGTAGATTAGGTAATGAAAAAAATCCTATAATTTTTGGTTATGGAGATGAAATGGACGAGTATTATAGTAAATTGGAAAGATTAAATATAAATCAGTATTTGAATAATATCAAATCATTTAGTTATTCATTAACTACTAACTATCAAGATTGTATTCTTTTTTTAGCTTCCCGTCCTTATTCAGTCAGTATAATGGGGCATTCCTGTGGCATATCAGATAGGTTGTTATTAAATACTATTTTTACTGATGATCATTGTGAGGAAATTAAAATATATTATTATCAAAAAAATGATTCGGAAAATGATTATTTTGAAAAAAATCAGGAAATATCCAGACATTTTCCACCTGAAAAAAAAGCCAGGATGAGAGAAATAATAAAACCTCTTCCTTTATCACTTCCTTTAACATAGAAACATAAAAAAATCTAATCCATACGCTGATTTTCCCCTCCTTTTGCTATTAACCAGAAAAAAACCATGAAAAAAATCAGACAGACAGAAAAAATTCCGGTAAAAAGAATTGATTATTCAACACTAACTGAGGATGAAAAGAGGTTGCTGGAGGTGGTGAAAAGGGTGGTGGGGGAGTATTTTAGTGCAAGTTAAGTTTAAAACTATCTTATATATCCTTAAAAAAATCAATATGTAAGGGTAATTATTATTTAGACCTATTTTTTAGCACTAATAATTTCAAACACTCTATTAAAAACATCAACCTCTGTCTTTAATTTATCCTGAAATTTATAGTTGTGATTTTTTATCATTCCTTTAATACTAAAATATTCAGATTGTTCATTTATTGCTTCCAATTCTTCTCGTCTTGCTAAATAGTTAATCCAAAATTCCTTTAATGCTATGTCATCAAAAGAACCAATTGTATTTTTAAAAAGAAATTCTATGTCTTTTATTGTAAATCTATTTTCAAGATTTTTTAGATTTAAGTAAGCAATGATAATTACTGAAATTAAAAGAATTCTAATATTATGAAGAGCATGTGCATCCTTAAGCATGTCCTCTGATGCACTTCGTTTATTTGAATACATCAATGCTATTACTGCACTCATAGCCTTCTTAACTAAGTGATGACTTGCTTCAATTGTAATTGAATTTTCGATAGCTTGTCTTATAGAATTTGGGTTAATAAAATTATCTTCACTTGGAGATTTAATTTCTGCTGGCATAACAAATGGTTCGACTACTATAGCATCATATCTCCATTGTGTGTCTCCAGTTTTACCTGTTTTTGCTTTTAAACCTAAAGTTCTTAAAAGATTACGCACTAAGGGATAAAATTCTTCCTTTTTTAATTTTTGTATTTTAATGAAAAACTTGTTAAGTATATCAATCATCACATCATTGTCAAGCATATATGAGAGTTCAACTTTTAATCCATCGAAATACATCATAGCATCCGATACTGTTGATCTTTTTACAATTAGGTTTCTCTTTGATAACTGCTGACTTATTGAAAGGACTCCATTCACATAATTAATTGCTCCAAACTTGCATCGTGTAATACAAATTCCGCAATCGACACATTTGTTATAGTCAAGTTCTGGAAATAAGTTACAATTAAAACTTATTGCATTTACTGGACAAACTTGTACGGCATTTTTATCTGGAATTTCCTGATGAGTTTTTTCGCTACATATTAATTCTTCTTGAGAATATTCATAGCACCTCGCTGGGCGACAGTTTACACAACTAAAAGCAGTCTTTGATTTCCATAATGGATTAGTATTTAAACTTGCAAAAATGTTAACTTTTTTATTTTCCCAGGTGTAGTACTCAACTTCCTCGTTTTTACTAAAATATGGATATAACAACATCATATTGCATTGCGAATTTAAATTATCCAGATACGTTTCAAATTCCTCTATTTCATCACTTAATAATATATGATAAGGGAAAGTAAAAAATAACTTTTCTTTTTCATATCTTTTCGGGAATTTGTTTGAAAAATAATTTTCTGCTCTTAATGATGTTTGGTAAAAATCTGTCAATGATTTTAAAGCAATGTAAAATCTAACTTCTTTACCTTCCTCCTCTACATCTTTAAATTTAATATTTTCTTTTTTTGGAAAATCATGCATAAAAATACTTCCGTTATCTCCAATTGTGTATATTTCAGTATTGGGTGAAGGCTTCATTCCGTTTATAAACTTATTATTATCTTTAAGATATGCTTTTAATTCAGGAACATCACTCAATTTTGCTTTTCTTAATAGATTAAAAGATTTGAAAAATGCAATAGGAATTCTTGTGTAATTATTTGCTGTATTTTCAGTAATGCCACTACTTTTAAGGATTTTTATTTTATATTTTTGAAATAAATCTTTTTTCTTTCTTGCTAATAATATTTCATCTGCAGTAAACTTTAGTGATTCATAGTTATCATTTTTTAAGGATAAAATAAAATAATTGAATTCATCTTTTGTAATGAAATTTTCTATTAAATGCAGAATTCTGAGGACAGCTAAAAATGGTTTTACAGATAGATCCTCATTGGCTATAATTTGTGGATGCCTGTAATTAATATTTAAAAAAGAATACGATAGTAACTTTAAAATTTCATTTTTATAATCGTCTCTTGAAGTTGAAATAAAGGAAGATACATACTTTCCAAATTTTGTTATTCTAAAGGTGTGTTGATTATTCACCGAAATTATTAGACCAAGCAATCTTAATACCTCAGATAATGATTTTGATTGATTGAATACTGCATCTAAACTTTTATTTTCCCTGAAACTTGCTTCAATTGCTTTTGATCCGAATGCTTTTTGAGAAGATATATTACCAATCCGAGTTAAATTATTTGAAATGTCATCAAAATTAAAATTGGTTAAACCGCTTTGTTCAACCATTGTATTAATGACAGATATAATTTTGATATATTCCTGTATATCTGACTTAGGATTTGGTAATCTTATCATGATGCAAAGAAGTAGAGATTCTGTTATTAGCTATTTTTATGTAATTTGGATTAATTTCGGTTGCGATAAAATTCCGATTATATTTTATACAACTGATACATTCCGAACCACTTCCCGCAAAAGGAATATAAACAATGTCTTTAGGATTACTAAAATGTTTTACAATCCTATCACTGAGCGCAAGTGGTTTTTGAGTTGGATGTTCAACTTTTTCATCCTTAAATCTTTTACCTGCAAGCGTTGGAAGTTGCCATACATCTCCAGCTAATCTGCCTTCTGAATTTGGCATCCATTCTTTTCCATTTTTAATTATTTTGTTTCTTAGTCGCTCTTGACTTTTATATGGTTCACGAATTTGGTGAAAAGTAAAATTATCTGTCTTACTAAACCATAAAATTGGCTCATAGAATGCATTTAATGTTTTATAACCAGAAAAACCATTTTCATAATTCCAAATAATTTGTCTTCTATAACGCATATTCATCTCATAAAGATAGCATTGTATATAGCATTGATAATGATGAATACCATAAATAAAGATATTACCATTAGGTTTTAAAATACGGATACTTTCATCAATCCATTGTTTACTCCAGCATAACCAATCTTGAACACTTTCCCAAAAGTCACTTCTATTACCAAAATCTTTCTTTAAATTATAGGGAGGATCGGCAATAATCAGATCTACTGATTCTTCTTCCATTTCCTGCATAAAGGTTATACAATTCTGTAAATAGATTTTATTTAACTCCTTCATAGTTTTTACTTTTGAAAGATTAGGATGTATTGGTGATGAATATTTTCTACATAAGAAAATGGATATCCATAAGGAAATAGTTTTTTAGCGTTCTGAATTAGTACTTTTATACCTTTCAATTGAAATCTATTTTTAAGCTTTTTATCTATTAACTTATTTAAAAGATCAGAGTGAAAAGGATAAAATTCTGACTTATGTCTGAAATCACTTACAATTATACACATATATTTTCCTTGCTTTAATAAGTCGTGACAACTTAAAAATATATTTGAAAGTTCGTCAATAAACTTTCTATATTCAGTAATATTACCTAAATCATCCTTGTTTTCGCTATATTTTGTATCTTGCCCATTCTTCACTCTTACATTTGCTTTATGGTCTCTCTTTTCGAGAATATTCCAATAGGGTGGTGATGTTACTATAAAGTCAAAAAAATCTTTTTCAAACATTTCATTTATTTTTCTACTATCGCCACAAATTAAATGTTTTTGATCAATTATAAAATTAGACTCTTCTTTTAAACGATTCTGAGTAATTTCACACCATTTTTTTGAGAGTTCCACTCCAAATCCTTCTCTTTCAAGTTCAACACAAGCTTTAATAGTTGATCCAACACCTAAGAATGGATCTAAGATTCTTCCTCCTTTTTTTGTGAAAAAACGAATTAGTTTCATGATATCTGTGTATGAAAAAGGTGCAGGATGCATCTTTTCGTATTTTGCCTCAGGGCTTCCAGCTCCAAGACCCTTTTGATAAAAATAACTTTTTGTTTCTTGGATCCATTCTGTTGAAGTTAATTCGTTTAAAGCATTTCTTTTATCAATAAAAGAATTATTTGTGTTTTTAATTTTTTCTATTTCAAACATGTCCAATTATCTATATTTTCATTACTTTTTAAAATTATACTATCCTTTGTAATTTATATCTTCAAAGATAGGAAACTTATTCTACTTCATTTCTTAAATTTTTAAACACTTTATAAAAACATCCTGAATCCAGCTTACTGAAATGAACATACCTGCAAACATCCCGCATCCACCTCGTCATTCGGGTGATATGTTGATGCAGCATTCCGCCAGTCTTTCTCCATCCATCTATCTACTTCCTTATCGGAATTTGTGTCCTTTACTTTATAAGCCATCACGGTGTAACACGATTCGTGTACCAGCTTCCAGAGGGAGTATTTCATATGCTGATTCCGGATTTTATGTGATCTCTAAACGGTAGATGCTCTAAAAAATACTTATACAAATCAACGTACTTCCCTTCCACATTCAGGATATAGAGGGAGTTCAGATTATCCAGGGCATCGTATTTATCAAACTTACCTTCATATTCGCCGGATTCGTTAAGTTCTTCCGCCCATTGCGTAAATGATTTCACCCTGTTTCGCTTTTTCCAGTCATACTTAATAAGCTGGCAAAGTTTTTTCGGGGTATCGATCACTGACGCACCATTGATTTTGGTAGTGTGATCAATTACTCGACCGTCTGGTAACAAGATTGAAAATTTCATGATTGCGTGATTTTGGTTAATTTTTACATAATTCTAATTTCCAATCATAAACTAATTTATTTAATCGCTTCTCAAATGATTCAAATGTTTTAGAACTATGAATAATTTTGCCATTGAATAAAATTTTATAACCAACAAATGGTGTGCGAGGCTCAAACCATATTTCAGCAATTCTTATATCATCTTTTTGTATAGTTTCTTGAAATTTTTCATTACTAAACTCTAAATGATTACCGTTAAGCATTTCTCGTTTTAATTCTTTTGTTTTCATGATTGCGTGATTTTGGTTGTTACTGCCATAAGTAGTTTTCATTCACCTGAGTGATTCCAAATGATGTTTCAACTTCAACCATCGAAACATCTTGCATTAACTCAGTAACGGTTTCCATGTTACCGGTAATCTTTAGTATGTCAATTACTTGATTTCCTTTTTCATCCAACACCATACAGATATTGGATTTTGCAGGTTTACTAACATCAAACCTTGTGCCTTTTGCAGTTGTGATCATTTTCATAATTGCATGATTTTGGTTATGCAAATTTCTTACAATATTCATTATAGAATTTCTCTGCTTCTTCAAGCGTGTCAAACACTCCGAGGCAGTTGTCATACTCTGATACGGAGTATTCACCGGTTTTGAGATAGTCCAGGTACATTACTGCACCATCGAAACTATCGGACTTAATTGTGTCCTCAATCAGATGGTCGATTTCTTCAAAGCTACTTGTTCTCATAATTTGTGATTTTGGTTGTTTGTATTGCTAACTTACTAAATATAAATGATATAAACAAATTTAATGACATGAATTTTATACTAAAAAGCATATTTTATATTAATTCTTAAAGCTTAATTATTAACTTATCAATATCTGAAAGTACAGATTAATTTTTTTTATCTTTGATATATCCTAATGCTTATAATCAATTTTGAAGGTTTAATGAAAAACTGAACTGCTATGAAATTCCTAACCTTAATGTTTTTATTTACAATTTTTACTATAAACCTTTTTGGTCAATCAAAAATTAAAAAATTTGATGTGCAAGAGAATGGTTTTAATGTAAAGGTAAATTATAATCCAATTGTGGATGAATTATCTCAAAATGGATTGTTGATTAAAATAATACCAATATCAGCAGATGAATTAAATGCACAATTTTTGAAAGAAGCAGCACTTAATGGCAAGTTTGAATATTCATACTATGAAAATTCACGTGCTTCTTATTTCATGAAGAGAAGAAACCGAATTGAAGAAAAAACAGATTTAGTTTTTTTACTTGAAGGTGTAAAATGGCTTTTTGAAAAAGAACAAATAAACAATGAAGAATATAATGAATTAACTAAACAAATTATTCTTTATTTTGATGAAGAATCAAATCAAGGATTAAATAATATTAAAAAATTAACTCTTACAAATCCATTTTTTATTGGTGATAAATTTTTAAATGTTTTTAGAATTGAAATTACTAACAATACTAATTCCTTTAAGAATTTTAATAATGAGATTATTATAGAAAATAATAACCAAATTTTAAAACCTCTTTCTGATGATGAAATAATTTTATTGTTAAAAAATGCAGAATTACTTAATAACCAAAAAGTTCAATCCCTAATAAGACATAACTTGCCAAGAGTATTAACAATTCCCCCAAATTCAAAATTTGAAAAAATGTTCGCAATATTGCCTATAGATTATGAGAATGATGCATTATTAATATCATTTTCCGGAAATGAAACTAAATTTCGATGGGATATTACAAAACAAGCCGAGTTAATAAATGAAATCTATTCCTATTATGAATTAGAAATACAATATTACTATGAAGCAAGACTCTTGGAGCCTGCAATAATTTTTACTGTTCTAAAAACCCCAGAATCCTCATGTTTTATAGATAATAATGCATTATTTGTGGATGTAAATTATACATCTGATAATATTGAACTATTTTCTTTATTGCTCTATTATAATAAATTGTACTATAAAAGAAGTTCAGGGAAAGTTGAAAATCATTTCGATTTCGAAAAGAATAAAAGAACTCCTATAACAATTACCACTAATTTAATTGATGATATAAAAAAGAAAGAAAAATAATTTGATCTAATTTTTAAAGACTTTAATAAGTGTATTCCATTATTGATAGAATTATTTTGTCTTGAAATTTATTGTTAATTGATTGGTATTTCCCTTATACTTTATTGTGCGATTCCGATGCTTCCGATCATATTCATTATGACATTTCTGACACATAGCTTTTAGATTTTCTTCCTCGCAATTCTTCGGATTATGGTCAAGGTGTGCGACAGTGAGAACAATAACGATGTATTTATATCCCATTTCATCTGTCTGGGTATGAAAATCCGCAATTTCTTTAGCTTCCTTATACGATAACATTTCCCCGGTCAACGGATCAATTCCGTTTCCTTGATCTTCAGCAACAATATTTCCGGAAAGTGGAATAAAAATTCCTTTTTCATCCCGATATCCGACAGAATGATTCCTTACTCCGCATACCTCACATTTATTACCAGCCCTTACAAAACGGATATATTCTGATATTTCTTTCCAGTTTTTGGGATAGAGTTTTTTATTCTCGTGAAGGATAGGCATACATGATTATTGTATTGCCTCAGTCAGGTTGTCCATAGCTTCTTCAATATTATCTATTGCGGATTGAAGATTGTCAACAGCCTGTTCTGATAATTGGTATTTCTCAGAGTTCTGGAGATTCTCAGGCATATTATCCAAATATTCCTGTTCTTCATTCATAAGCTCTTCCAGGTTGTTTTGCAGACCATAAAGCTGATCTTTTAATTCTTCAATTTGCGCCCTTCTTGTCTTATTCATTTCTAAAAAAGTTTTGCCTGCGAATTATCATCGGATTTGGAATTAAAGTTCTTTTGTGATTCCGGAAATACAAACCCAGGGAGCGTCTTGCAATTTTGCTGTGCCTGTCTTTCTTCCTCCGATAACTGAAAGAATTTCTCATGCCATTCTTTACGTTCTTTTTCAAACTCCACAGGGGCAAATGGTTCAACCTTACTTCCTTCATCATGGAAATACTGAATGCCTCTGCCTTTGGATTTTCCCTTTCTTGTATGAACATCCAAAGCATAATCCGGAATCTCCAGATTGTGTGTATCGTGTTTATGAAAGAAATAATTCTTGCTCCAGTCGCAAATCCTTGACTTTTTCGCCCTGCATAGCAGTATAACTGCATGAAACAGCATGAGCCTTATCTGATCACCGGTTTTTTCATTTTTGAGTTGAAAATAGGTATCGTGCAAGGCTTTTATTGTTGCCGGCATCATAGGTTCGGCAATCCCGACATCTTCACTGGTAATAATGAGTATTCTTTTCCATAGATACTTATCATATCCAGTATTATACAATTCCTGCGCCCAATAACAGGCATCTTCTTCTTTGTTTCTTCGGACGGATTTTTGAAAAGCTGAGCTTACCTCAAAAAAATCGTATCCTTTTTTAGTGAAAAGTTTGAAGTCTTTTTTCTCGTTACTCATGATTTATGATTTTGGTTATCAATACAATATACGAATATTTGTTGATATTTACAAGGGTTTCCGACAGGAATATTGCGAAATATCCAGGTCAATTTTATACCACCTGTCAATGGGTTTAAGTGCAAGTTTTGGAAAGTCTTTTTTAAGGTATTCATATGTGGATTGAGTTAATCCTGTGCGGTCAAGCATCTGAAATCCGCCTTTATTCGAACCATCCTTAAACTGAACCCCGATTCTTCCATAGAGCAGGGTATAATACCCGTCCCTGAGAACATACAGGTATAGTGCAGTATCATCATTATGCTTTACGTTCTCATTCAGGTATAACAGGAACTTTGGACGTATGATCCACCCATGAAAAAGTTCACAATTCCGGTGAGTGTACTTTCTTGCTTTCCCGATGGATTCAAAGAGGTGGTTTTTCGGGTCAAGAAACCGTACTGCACCTAATTTCTCATCTCCAAAGTCCGGAACTATATCTTTAACAGACGAATTGAAAATTTGAGCCGAAAACCCTGTTTTCCCGTTGCTGAAATACTTCGAAATAAATCCACTGCAATCATCATCAACCCTGCATACCAGATCATAGCCGTTTTGGATAGCATAATTCCCGATGAAGTTCATTGCATATCCAATTCCCTGGTCATTCTTTTCAATATTCACTAATTGTGTCTTGCCTATATTAAGTTTATAATGTACGTATTCAGAAGGCTCGACAAAAACCCGATAATCTATATCAATTTCATTAATCCATTTCAGGATGGTTTTCTGAAGGTCATAAGGACGTCCTTTTGAAGGTATTGCTAATAGTGTTTTCATCAGTAGGGGAATATAAGTGAACGTTCACCTTCATGGACTTTTTTCTTCGTTGGGCCAGAAGATTTAACCTGAACCACTTCCCCGAATACTTTCCGGAGTTTGAGGGTGTTTTCCTTCATGGTTTCAATTGTCCGGTAGTCATTGCATCCCCCGATAGCATTGAAATTGTCCACCGTCATAAATGAGTAACGGTTATCAATATAAACAAAGCGGTATTTGTACATTGCCAGACAAGTCATATAATGATCCTCTCCCTCTGAGAATCTGAGGTCATAACTCAGCGTATGCCCCTTAACAAACCCCATGAAGGAATTATTTACAAATCCGGTAAGGGATATGGGTTTCATCGGGTTGTATTCTACAGGATTTCTGATTTTTGAGAATCCGAACAATCCTGTACCAAGGCTTTTAGCTGTTTCAGCATTTTCATAAATAAGCTCAAGGATAAGTTCTTTGTCTTTCACCCGAATTTTATCAGGATCTTCCTCAAAGTTTCTGCGGACTTCTGAAACATCATCATCAATCATAAAAAGATGATCTTCTTTCCACCTTTCCAGAATAAACTGCCTGGTTGCGGTAATTCCTTTGATGTGATCCGGTGTGCCAACTACAGCACATTCTTTATTATGCTTCTTATATTCTGCAACCTCATTACCTGGTACGATCAGGATAAGCTGATCAATAAGGTTTTTGGTAAGCACTTTCGTTGCCCTGCCTTTACTGGGGCAAACAATGTCAATTCTTCTCATAACCTTCCAGTATTTTTTGAAAATGTTCCGCCGTAATCACGTGCGTTTCCCCAATCTTGGAATTTTTATAACTTTTAGATTTTTCCAGTTTCAGTACATTTTTCAAGTAATTGTAGTCCAGTTCATTTTTGGCAAATATCATGATCACGTTATAACTTTCAGAGAATTTCGGGACTATTGGCATTTCTGCATCAGCGTTTGTGATGGAGTTAAGTTTTGCTGAGTACGAATCCAGCCAGCTTGTTAGTTCTTTTTCTCTCCATCCGATTTCCAATAGCATTTCCTTTTCAAAGAATTCCCTTAAAAGTTCATTGTCAAACTCCCCCTGGTTTTTATTCAACCGGAGGTTTAAGCGCTTTTCAGCCTCCAGTTCCAGTTCAACTTCTACTATCGGAACTTCTTCATACCCCAGTTCCCTGGCTACAATCAACCTTTGGTTGCCACCGATTACAATATTCTTTCGGTCTTTATGAATGTTTACTACCAGGGGCTGAACAAAACCGCTTTCCTGTAAACTTTGTTTAATTTGTTGTTTGTCGTGCGTACTGATTTTTCTCGGATTGTACTCCGCATGCCTGAGCTCCGTTATTTTCCGGTACACAATCTTCAGCTCGTGATGTTTTTCCTTTTTCATGATTAAATTTTAAATACAATTTGACTTCAATGGCATTAAATTCATCCATCAGTTTTTTATCATATGAGGCAAGACAGCTTAACTGCTTCACATAGTGAGATACATTACTTCCGTCTTTTTTGATTTCTACGGCGATCTTTTTTCTAAGCCCTTTTTTTATTTTGCTTCTTTGGGTTACATTTTGGATAACCGTCTTGAAATATTCATAATCAAATACCTTTATCACGATATACACCAGTAAAAGGTTTGCCTTGACATATTCCCAATTTCTGGGAGTGTGTTTTCCTAATTTCTCAAGCGGAAGGTTATAATGAGAAAATATTTCCTTATGAAACCATGATATACTTGGTATTTCCATCCAAATAGGATCTGTGTTTGCGAGTTCATTTAAAATCTCTTTTCCTTTATATTCCCCGACTATAGAAAGGTAATAATCACCGATCATCTGCCTTTCTTTCTCTGTGAATAAATACATACTACCTGATTCTTTCTTTTGTCTTTTCTTTCGCCAAAAAAAAATCCTTATCCTTATGGAAGTATTTAAACCTGTCCCATATTTGTTTTGCTTCCTCTAAACTCTGTGCGTTATTCATCAGCTTAATTGCGGATTTCTTGAATCCTTCCACAATCCGCTGAACATCTTTGGTTTTACCTTCTATTGTAATGGTGATCTCTTCTGACATGCTTAAAATGGTGTTTCTTCTTCAAAATCGAGACTTGGCTCAATAAATACATCGGAATGAAAACTTTGTTTCGGGTTATCATCTTCCTGTTTGATGTAATCAAAGATTTGCGTCAGGTCTTCGTTATACCCGAACTTAATTATTCCTATCGATCCGTTTCTCTGTTTGGAGACAATAAGCTCCCCGACTCCTTTAGTAGGTTTTCCTTCTTCGTCAACGTTTATTCCGTACCTCTCCGCCCTGTACAGGAATATAACCGTGTCTGCATCCTGTTCTATTGCCCCGGATTCCCTGAGATCGGATAACTGAGGCCGTTTGTCTCCGCCTCTGAGTTCTACGGCACGGCTTAACTGTGCAAGAAGTAAGACAGGCACGCCAATCTCCTGTGCCAGTAACTTGGCTTTCCGGCTCATATCGGAGACATCCTGCTCCCTGGTGCCGTTTTTCCGATCGTTACTTTTATCTACCAGCTGTAAGTAGTCAATGACAATCAGGTCGCATTCTCCTTTCCGTTTCATTACCCGGCTCTTTGCAAGGATATATTCCATGTTGACAATAGGGGTGGGGTCAAGAAAAATTTTCATGTCACTGAATTTTTCTGAAGCTTTTTCAATCTTCTCATATTCTTCAGCGTTCAACATTCCGTCCCTGTATTTGGTGTGGTTTATACCAGCTTCTCCGCAAAGCAATCGATCCACAAGTCTTTCCCCGGACATTTCAAGAGAATATACATTCACCCATTTACCCTCTTTTGCAGATGTTTTTATTGCGTTCAATGCAAAGGCAGTTTTACCCATAGACGGCCTCCCTGCAATGATTACGAGGTCGCCGTCCATCCATCCACCGATGGTTTTTGTCAGGTCGGTTACAGGTGTTTTTATCCCAGGCGCAAGTCCTTCTTTAGCCCTTCTTTCCCTTTCATGGTATTGCGCCCTTGCACTATCAATGAAATAGGAAATATAATTAGCGGAGCTTTGATGATGAATAATTCTAACGAGCCTTTCCTGTTCGGTATTAAGAAGGGTAAAAATATCTTCAATATCCATGCTCTCATTAAAGCCATTTTCAGACATATCAACGCCAATCCTGATAAATTCCCGCTTTATATATTTTTGGAGAAGTATAAGGCAATGGTATTGAATATGAGATGCTCCGCCTACATTGCTGGTTAAGTTGGTGATGAAAACTGCTCCACCAGCCTGATCGAGTTCTCCGGATTCCTTCAAAGCGTTTGTTACAGTTAGAATGTCAACAGGATTGCTTTTCTTCGCCAGTTTCCGGATCGTTTTGAAAATGACCTGATGGGATATACTGTAAAAAACCTCATGGCTGATCATGGACAAAGCAATATCCAGGGCTTCACGGTCAATCATAACTGACCCGAGAACGAATTTTTCAACATCAACTGCTTGTGGTGGTAATTTCCCTTCAATCATATTTCAGAATTTTTAAATCAGGCCTTTGAATATTGCCGTTGACCTTGGCTTTATGGGACTCTTTAAATTTCTCTTTCCAGTTCTGGCTGTTCCAGCCCCCCTCCATGGGACTGTGGATATCACCGATGAATTTTTGAAAGGAGTGTTTGATTTCGCCGGCTTTTTCCTTGTAAAGCTTGTAGAATTTGAACTGTTCATCAAAGTATTCCAGCTTGCCAAGGGTCTTTAATTTGCAGGCAAAATAATAGGCTGTCTGCATTTTAGGGTAGTGATTCAGTTCATTTAGAGCAAAATATTCCATGATTGCGTTCATTCTTTGCTTAACATCTGCCTGATCATTTTGCAGAATTGAAAAATTGTTTTCTTCCTCGTGCGCATGAATTTCATTTTCTCTTCTTTTCTCTTCTTTACTCTTCTCTTCTTTTCTTTGTGTATTTCCGGCGGAATTTTCCGGAGTTAAGGCGGAAGTATGACTATCATCTTCTGTGTTTAGAAGCATTTGTCTTAATTCCTCCGGAGTAATGATGGTATTTTTCCTTTTCCGATAAGCTTCTTTAATTGATTCAAGGAATTTAAAATCAACTATATATTTTTGATCCCAAAACTCATTGATAAAGGCACCCAGTCTAACAAGATCATTAATAATATCAATAAGCTTTTCTTCAGGTACCAAACATCTTGCTGAGAGGTACATTAACAATGCTTCATCATTCAGGTTAAGAAAATGATCATCAGAATTACCAAGTTCTTCAAGTAGTTTAAACCAGGTCGCATAACCATCATTACCGTACTTATTTTCTATAAAGAACATTTTCTTACCGTGTTTGGTGCTGTGAGGAAAGTAATCGACATCTTTTCTTTCAATTCTTGCCATATTCCATGATTTGTGATTTTGGTTATTACAATATACTCATAAATATTTAATTTTCAACACGTTCGACTGAGAAAATTGTCATTTGCAATTCGGTTGGACGAGCATCTCTTTCTAAAACTTTAATTCCTTCCTGATCAAAATACCTTACCCTTCGTTTTTCCGTATCGATAAATTTAAAACAGGTATCCCTGACAATTTTCTTACCGTCCCGAAGGTATCGGGTGATGTTTTTGGCTTCGTTTTTCAGGGGAGTGATTTGATCTTTAAATGCATCAACCGCGTCTTTTCTTTCTTCATCAAGCCGTTCCAGTTTCACCATAACATTACCCAATTCTTCACGGAGAGAGTTTAGTTCACTATCCGTAAATTCCTTGTAATAATCAATTTCTTCCACTGCATCTGCTGTTTCTTTCAGGATTTCTACCCTGTTTTCTGCCGGCTCATTCTGCAGGTCGGTTTCCTCCTGGGTTGGAGGAGTTTCAATTACTTGATCTTTAACTCTTTTCGCCATAATACGTTAATTTAAATTGTTGGTAATATTCCATATCCATTTCCATGATCTCCAATTCTATGAGTTTAAACCCGGGAAATGTTATAGCTTTTTTCGGGTCATTATCAAAAGTTTCGTGGCATGTCGGGTGCGCCAGTCCACAATTTTTTTTCTCCGTCTGAAGGTGGTATCTCGAATAGTGCGAGGATGCATACGATCTCCTGATCTTATGAGCCAACTGCCCGGATCCCTGTTTAACCAGCCTGTGACAGAATATACATACCGGATAATTTTGTTCATACCACCTTTTTGTTTCATTCAGTTTTGCGTCAATAGCATTCATTTATATAACTGCCTTTCAAGTGCATTAATAACTGAGCTCATTTCATTTATCCTGCCTTGCAGGGAAGTGATATACGTAACTGTTTCCTCGTAATCCTTCGAAACATAATATCCTTTCTGTGAGGCGATCAGTCTTTTTACTACGTCATTAATCCGGATTTCATGAATCATTCGCCTGACAAGTATATCCGATGTTTTAACATTCTTTCCAAAAAGAATTTTCCTGATGCCGTTATTGGTAATAGCATTTCGTATGCCTGTCCTGAACCTTAAAATATCGGCAATCATCGGCATGATGAAATTTTTTTCAAAATCAGTTAAGTCATTCCTTAATTCATTCATAATAAGACAACTTTAAATATTTCACATAGTCAAACGGATCTGTTTCTTTAAATAGCAATTCATTGCAGAATACCTCATTTGGCAATTCAATATTGATACCCAGTTCAAGAAGTGCATCAGCTCTCACTCGCAAAGCAAAATCCATTATCTCTATCCTGTTCATCCCGGAAACCCCTTTAAACCACAATCTGTAAAATCCATCCTTATTTTTGCTAAACTCTACTCCAAACAGTTCTTTGTATCCCTGATGCACTTCCCTGACTGAGTGCCCTGTATAATCAGCAATTCTTTTGTACACCACGCCGAATAAATAAGAATACTGGTCTATCGTAGCCCCGGGTAATTTGACCTGCAAATCACACACAAATGGCAGGCGGTATCCCTTTATCTTTTCTATCAACAATGACCGCATATCCTCGTTATATATGGCATAATGATCAATCATTCTCAGAACGGAAGATCATCTTCTCCTGTAAATGCTATATCATCAAAAGTTGCTGGTGCAGGTTCGTGATTTTTGGTTGCGCCCGTGCTTTGTGTTTTGGAGGGTTGAGAGGAGTTTTCGCTCTTACCGCCCAACATTTTAAGGTTTTCTACTATAAGCTTGATAAAGGTTTTTTCCGTTCCGTCTTTATCTGTATACTTCTCTGTCCTCTGCCTGCCTTCAACATATACAAGACTTCCTTTATCGAGATACTTTTCAATAACTTCCGCAAGTTTACCCCAGGCCTCAAAACGAAACCATTCTGTCTCGCTGACCTGGTCGCCCCGTTTGTTTGTATATTTTCGTGTGCTGGCCACCGAGAATTTCGAAACTACATTTCCCCCTTCCAGGTGTTTTGTCTCAGGCTTTGCGCCCAGATTTCCGATTACAAAAGTTTTGTTCATAACTAATTATTCTGAGGTTCTACATCTGTTACATTAAAAATAGTGCTGAGTTTTTTCCGGCTTATATTCTGCGGTTTATCTGCAATGATTACAGTTCCCCTTTCATCAACTGTCAGTGAAGCTCCACCTTCGATTTGCGAATCCATGGTCAGGGCTCTTTCGATTATAGTGTTTTTAGGGAGCAGTTTTGCGATCTGTTTTACAACCGCTTTCCTATACATCCACCTCTGCGGATCGTTTTCTATACTGTACAAGTCCGGTTTTTTGCTTTTCGCTTTTATCTGGTTCAATTCTTCAAGTGTCATATATTTGAACTCCGGATCAGTTCCATCAATGTGAGCAACGGCAAAAATGCCCTTCAATGCACCCCTGTCACCTTCTGCCGGCCGGAAAATAAATTTCCAGTTCATGGATTCATCTATCCACCGGTCAAACTGATCATTTTTAAATACGATTTCTGTAAAAATTTTCAGGATACGGGGATTTCTGTATAACAGGTGAGTAATGCCATGATACCCGAATTGAAACGTCGCTTCGTTTTTATAAGGAATAATATAACAATGCTGTGCAGGAGTATTTGGCTCAAGCCCGAATTCTGCTGCTGTCAGGATAGAGGCAAATAAGGACTGCCTGTCGCAATTTAAGAGGGAAGGAGTTTTTCGTATGGAATTCTCCACTACAGCCATAAATTTTTCCGGGCTGAACCCTGAATTCCCGATTAGTTTGACTATTGTTTTTTCGTATTGGGTTAACTGCCTTCTGAAAATCTGGTTAGGGGTTAACTGTTTTTCTGCCGGTTTGGTTTCAGTGACGGTTGCAGACAATTCAGGCATACCATCATTAATATGATTGTTGTTCATGATGTTTACTTTTTAAAATTTAGCTTCGATACGTGATTTTTTGCTCCATGCGGGCATAGCAAGGGTGATCATTCCGTATTCATTATCTGAATACACCTCGTACCCTTTAAAATAGTTGGAGTTAATGGCTTCCCTGATCATGTTCAACCTTCGGAGGTAAATCATTTGTGCATCGATGATATCCTCGTACAACAAATCATATAGTACAGCACTGTAAGGCTCTGATTTTTCCACGGCAATAAACAGAAAGGTTTCATACTCCTTTCCGAGACAGGCTGAAACTATATCCAGTCCCATAGCAGCCTGAATGTCATATTCATATTCAGAAGCGGTTTTAGAGAATCCTGCCGGGCTTGCATCAGTAGTGCTTTTAAGGTCCACATCAAAGAATTTTGTTTTATGGACAAAGTCAGGACGCGTACGTACTTTAATCTCATATTCGTTTTTTACCTTATAATCCACATCAACTGGTTCTACCTTTGCCAGAGAACCGTTAGGCTTAAAGACATACTTCACATAAAAAGCATGCTCAATTATGCCGTTTTTGAAATCAAAAATTTCATTGATGCCTTTCATGGACATTACACTGTCTCTCATAGCTGAGATAAGAGCAAATTGCGTTTCAAACAGAATAGATTTTCCCGGATTGGCTGTTCGGATGCTTTCAATATATTCCTTATTGCCTTTTCCGGATAAAGAGGGTGTTCCGTCCCTGTTGATAGCAAAAGGAGAGGGGAGTTCCTTATTCAGGATTACCTTTACATCCTTTTCAAACTGTTCAGGTTCGAGAACGAGCGTATGGAATGCTGTTCCAATATCAAATGCAGCTTTTTGTTCAGCCGGTGCATTTTTCTTTGTCAGGAATTCGAGGGGTGTCCTGACTCCCCTAATGTCCGAGGGACTGATCCAGTCCTTGCGGTCAAAGTAAAGATTGTCTTTGATAATCATTTTTCATTGTGATTTTGGTTGGACAAATAAACCTGATGATAATCTATTGGCTTCTTTTTGCTACCCCTTATAATTATTCTCACCTGTAAGTAAAGCAGGGTTGTGCATACAATTATTATAATGAGTGTGCCAAGTAAAAATTTCATATTATGATTATTGGTTTAATGTAAACTTACAAAAATTATGAATAATATGTAACATATAAGCAAAAATATTATTGCATAAATTATTTATTTTTTAGCCAGTTATTGATTTCTGACTTGTAGAAGTATAATTTTCCTTCTTTATGGCAAGGCATTCCTTTCCTGATCATATTATATATATGTTTACGGGAAGACCCCAGGAACGCCTCTGCTTCTTCCATGCTAATAGGCTTTTCTGCTCCAACCAAAGCTTTATGGATTTGTTCGAGCTTAGTTCTTACCTCCAACAGCTCCTGATCCCTTATTGCTATTCGCAGTTCTCCATCCAT